AGACCGCCCCGAAATGATACCGAAACCCTACAAAAATACAGGTATGATATGAACCCTTACCGCAATACTCCCCGACTTCCAAACGGGGCTTACAGGGCAGAAAAAGCCCGAAAATGATACCGAGAACATACAGAAAATGCCCCCTATCCCGCTACACCGATAGGAACGGCAGAAAGGAGCTTACCATTGCCGAGAATGAGCAAGAAGCGGCGGCTGGAATGGTCTTTCTTCCTCAACCACCGCAACCGTATCACTTACAACGACCTATGCCGGGGCTGCACCCGTGACTGCAAACAGAGCTTCCGGGCGGTTATCATACTATGCCCTCGCTATTATTCCAAACGCTGGAAAAAGGAGGACGCAGCCTATGGCAGATAACCGCAAATATTACTACCTCAAGCTGAAAGAGAGCTATTTTGACGATGATGCAATCGTTCTGCTGGAAAGTATGCAGGACGGCGTTATCTATTCCAACATTCTCTTGAAGCTGTACTTGAAATCGCTGAAAAACGGCGGGAAATTGCAGCTTGACGAGAATATCCCCTACACCGCCCAGATGATTGCGACCATTACCCGCCAGCAGGTAGGTACCGTAGAGAGAGCTTTGAAAATCTTTATGAAGCTGGGGCTTGTGGAGCCTTTGCCAAGCGGCGCACTCTACATGAGCAACATTGAGCTTTTAATCGGCCAGTCCTCTACCGAGGGGGAGCGCAAGCGCAGGGCGCGGCTGGCTTTGCAGGAACAAAAAGCCCTGCCGCAGACAGGGGCGGACAAATGTCCACCATATCGAGCGGACATTTGTCCACCAGAGATAGAGATAGAGAAAGAGATAGATATAGAAATAGAAAAAGAGAGAGAGTTAGAAACGGGACACCCCGCCCCCGCCGCCTATGGCAGATACCACAATGTCATTCTTTCCGATACGGAGCTTGACGGGCTGAAAACAGAGCTTCCCGGCAAGTGGGAGTATTACATTGACCGCCTATCCTGCCATATCGCTTCCAGCGGGAGGAAATACAAGAGCCATGCAGCCACGATTTTCAAGTGGGCGCAGGAGGACGCAGCCAAGAAAGCCCCGAAAAAGGGCATACCCGATTATACCTGTAAGGAGGGCGAGAGCTTATGACGAATGGATTTGATGAAATGATTTTGAATATGACCGACACCACGCCGGAGCCGGAGGACTACACCGGCGAGGACGGGCTTTTATACTGCGGGAAGTGCCACAAGCCCAAAGAGGGCTATTTCCCCAAAGAAACCGCCGCATGGCTGGGGCGTGACCGCCACCCGGCAGAATGTGACTGCCAGCGGGCAGAGCGTGAGGAACGGGAAGCCGCAGAGAAACAGCGCAGTCACCTTGAAACTGTCGAGCGGTTGAAGCGGCGGGGCTTTACAGACCCGGCTATGCAGGGCTGGACGTTTGAGAACGACAACGGCAAGTGCCCGCAAATGGAACACGCCCATTTCTATGTGGAGAACTGGGAAACCATGAAAGAGCGCAACATTGGCTATCTGCTATGGGGCGGCGTTGGCACAGGCAAGAGCTATTTTGCGGGCTGTATCGCAAATGCCCTTATGGAGCGTGAAATCCCCGTGTGCATGACAAACTTTGCATTGATATTGGGTGACCTTGCCGCCAGGTATGAGTGCAAATCCAATAATCACAGGAAAACTGTTAATTCACACGTTTCACTGTAGATTGAAGTCCCATTCCTGGAAGCGATTCTGGGATTATGATACCTTTGTGGTGTAGCCCAGGGAAATCCACCCTGCGCCAGATTTCAGCTTACCCCACTTTGTTGCGCCCTGTCCTGTGCTTTCCTGCACGATTGTGTAAACTCCACCGTCACGAATAGCACCCGCCAGTGCGTAGTTCGTACCTGCACCCTTACGGATATTCAGAACCGAAGCCGTAACCTTCACTCTATAAGAAGAGAATGCAGGCTTGCTCTCCGCAGGGTACACAGCATTACCCGAACCATCAAACACCTTGTAGTCGGGGTTCTTGTCTGCACAGGCTTTCGCATTCGCCAGAGAAGAGAATGCACCCATCTGGGAAGTACTATCAGCCCAGGTCTTGCGGACACGGTAAAGCGTGGTGGTACTTGCGGGCTTCTCTTCGGCAGTATTGCCGCCAAGACGGGTAGTAACCTTTGCTGCCAGATCACCCATACGGGAATAGAGCCAATCACCAGGGCAAGACTTGTTTGCAAACCATCTATGTACAGTCAGAACCATCTCATCAGACTTCGGACTGTACGCCAGAGTCTTGTTCTTGTCACCGAACCAGAGCAGCTTCTTCTTGCCATTACGCTTGCATATATCCACGCAGAGGTTAATGAGGGAAGCGTACACAGCGTCCGTCATAGCGTAAGGATGGGTCTTGTCAGACGCACATTCGATGGTCACAGCACGATGGTCATTCACAGAACTGGAAGAACACCAGGAACGGTCTTTCTCTTCTACACACAGAGAGATTCTGCCGTCATAACCAATACCATAGTTGCAGCTTGCCTGCCAGGAAGGACTGGTGAAGCAACCGCAGATACTCTCAGCAGAAAGCTGACCGACTACACAGTGCGGGGTAATACGGTCAATCGCATGATTGCGGGGGCTGTTTTTGTTAGGTGAAATTTTGGTGTAGGACACCTGAGAACTATTACTCATTTTCATTTCCTCCTTGTCATATCGGGTAAGGTCATACCTCTCAATGACAGTCATAAGGTTGTCTACATATTTCAGAGAAGTTGCATACCCGTCAGCTTTGATATTCTCAAGGTACTGTCTGGGGTCAGTCACACCCTTCAAGTTAGAATAGGTAGAAATGTTGGTGAAATCGAAATACCCGATGACACCATCTTCCATGCTCTCAAACTTGCACCATTCCATAGCGGAACTGGTGTAACTTCCATCCGAGTTCTGCTCACTGCCTACTTTGTGATAAATGCCCACGCAGGTCTTGCAGCGTCCTTTACGATACTTCAAGCCAAAGTAGTTATGAGCATTGACTGCCAGTTCAGACGTACCTTTGTTACTTTCAAGAATTGCCTGGGCAATAATTGGGCTGAACACGCATACATTGTAAGCAGCAGCATATTTCTTAATGTACCCGGTAATACTGTCAATAAACTCCTGGGTAGCCATAGGTCATCACTCCTTTATAGGAGAAAGGGCGAACCCTCTCTCCCGCCTTAGTTTGTGCCGTTGTAGGTATCGGACTTCTTCTTGAGTACTTCGATTGCGGCGGTAATAGCCGGGGGAATGTTGATACCCATAAGTCCTGCGTTCTCCACGATAGAGATAGTTTCGTTTGCCACGACTGCAATAACCACAGCGTCACGAATAAAATTAGTTCCAGTAATCAAATCCAGGCGGCAGGCAACCAGAACCACCAGAAGAGAAACACCCTTACGGCACAGCCCCTTCCAACCTGCACGGCTTTCAAGCGCACCATTCTCAGTCTTACCACTGTTATGAAACACACCTGCGACAATCAGACCTGTAACATAGTCAATCGCCATGAAGATAACCAGGGTTGCCAGAGCAGCGTCCCAACCGCCAAACAAGGAAGCCATGAAGCTACCCGCAACTCCGATTGCTGTACAAATCCATTCTTTCATAATCTTAGCCCTCCTTGCTGTAATCCTCCCTAGTAATTTCCTTGTACTCTTCTGGGGTAATCCACTTGCCTACTGCGTTCCACACCATCTTTTCAGACCAAATGCCCATCTTGTAGAACTTCTTTACCTTCTCATAATTCTTGCTATGTGCCATGATTTACACCTCCATATCCACGCCAGTCATCATTGCCATGTACTCAAGTTTGCCCGTGAGTTCTGCATAGCGCATTTCCTGCTCAGTCTTTTCACGGAAGCAGAGATACCAACCGTCAGCATACTGAACCTGCTGAATCAGTTCAGCGTTGTGCATGATCATCTGAGTGTCACCATCCACAATCGTAAGAGTGGGCAGATTGTCCTCAAATACGGACACATCAACCTCAGTCTTGCTGACATAGTTGTTACCATTCTGCTTGAAGCCCTTGAGTTCCGTGCCGTCAGCTAAAATCAGTTTTACCATAGTAGTGTTCCTCCTTTAATTTCTTGCAAAGGTCTAACATATTTGACCTCTGTATCTTGCTCATGTAGTGGCAATGACCATTGAACCATGACCTAAACCAGTCATCGAAATCCTTCTCTGAGAGAATGAGTACCAGTTTCTTAGCCTTTCTTCTCATACCTGTAAGCCGCTTCGGATGAATCTTGTGAATCACCCGCCCGGTATCAGTAAGCGAATACTGAATCTGTAGAAACCTCCACATTTCAGACAGTTTGCATATTCTGGTTTTCCGAAGGTTCACGGTAATACCCAGGTCATGTGCGATTTCCACAATCTCTGTAAGCAGCTCTTTCAGAAACTCCTTATCTTTGCAGAGATTGCCCCTTTGAACTTGTTATCAGATTTACGCCAACCTTTGATAAGGTCTATCTCTCTTTGAATATCCTCACCGAACCTCAAGAAAGAATTGACATCCACTGGGAGAGTTTCTATTGCATACTGTAGTTCCTGTACCAGTCGGTAGCACTGACCGATTGCCAGGTCTTGATGAACACGCCGCTCTACCAACTCTTCATAGTAGGTGGGGTAAATGCTGTTCGCAGTGTAGACGTGTTCACCGATAGACCTCAGACAATCAACTACAGCTTTCCGCTCATCCTCAATGAACCAGGTATCAAAGGCTTCCTGCTGCTTGCGGAAATGGTCATAAATCTTTTTCTCAACGTCAGTAAGTTCTTCGTAGCTTCGCCCGCTGAATTTCTTTTCAAGGCGTTGTGCTGCCTTTCGTTTGCTGTAGCCGACGTCACGGAGCAGCAAATCAGTAACCTCTTTCCTAACTTTGTTGAGATGATGGAACACCTCAAACTGAGAGGGTTTCCGTTTGCTTTTCAATACTGACATTTCATTAGTTCCTTTCTACTGCACCCCACAAGGGGGTGCAGATTTTAGATTAACCGATACAGAAAGCGGGGCGAACGCCAAAAGAGGGAGAAGCGCCGTTGGCGTTCGCATTACCGTTGCCGCTGACAAAGGAGAAGGCAGTAGCGGAAGCTACATCTCTCAGCCAGTAGTCCTCTAGGTTATGCAGCTTAGTACGGTCAAACATGAAGAGCGGGAACTGACCGTCACCCGAAGCCACGTTGTAACCGTTACCATCATGTGCGCCCCACGCTACAGAACCATAAGCCTGCACTTCGTTCATCAACTCAACATCAGAGTCGAACCATGCCCAACCCGAAGGTGTGTTGCCGTTTACAGCATTGGTCAGAAGTTCTCTCTTTGTAAGAACATGAGCGGAACCAAACGCTGCCTTGATAGTAGTCTTAGCCTGCGCCAGATTCGACTTATACATGGCAGAACCCGTGTAACCACCTGTAGTAACATTACTGGTATTCATCTGTGCTTTATAAAGAGAAGTATCGGGAACAACGACTACATGGTGCTTCTTAAAAGCAGTATCACCACAGTTATAGTAGTAATCAAATGCTGCAATACGATAAATCACGCCCCCGATAACCCAGTAGTCACCAATATACAGGTCTGTGAACTTACCACTTGAAATAGCGGCATACTGCTCTGCTGTAACAGAAGTACCCAGGTACTTACCACGATAAATACAGTTATGTGCCGCTGCACCATCAGCCAGTACATTTCTGACTGAATCAATGTCAGTCTGCAAACCCTTATGAAGATTCTCCACGGTAATGACCTTCACGCCGTTACCATCGTGAATCAACATCTGCTCAGTACCCGTAGCGGACAGAATCGCTTCCAGATCTGCAAACTTTTTTGTCTGAACACTAATAGTTGCCATCTTCTATTCCTCCTTGTATTTCCAATCTGCCAGAATCGCATAGTCCAGGTCATCCACAATCAAGGTGATTGCTTCATCATCTGTAGCAAGCGGAGCAGAGAAGTCATTCTGCATTGTCATCTGCTCAAGCAGAGTCAAACGCTCATCCAGTTCGGTACACTGATGTTGCAGGTTGCCCGCAGCGTCCTTACTCAGCTGGTCTCTCATAGCCTGGAACCAGGCATTATAAATTTGCTGCTGCTGACTCTCAAAAGCCGCCATGCTTGCCTTGTATTCCTGTTCCAAATTATCCGTGTAGTTGTCAAACTCCGTTGCTTTGGAATCAGCTTCCTTTTCAAACAAAGTTTTCTGCTCTGCGAAATAATTCTGGAAAGCGGTATACAAGTCTGTGCCATTTTCCACCATGCTCATAATGGTGTTGAGGGCTTCGTTCATACGGTTAGCGTTTTTCGCACCGAAGAAAGATTTCTCTTTCCCGGTATAAGCCGTAATGTCCTGGAAGGATACTGAACCATCTTCGTTGCTAACCTGGTTATATCGCTTCAAACCCGCCCACACAGCGTCCGTATAATCAACAGGTAAAAGTTCCCATGCCATTTACAAGTCCCCTCCCCTCATTCCGAAATTCCATACAAACATCCTCCTTCCTTCACTCTCATTCGTGAGTCTGTCATACAGGTCTAAAGTTGCACCCTCCAAACGATTCAGTTCATTGAAATCCATCGTAGTACCGTTATCGTTATAAACGGGTGCAGACCCGTAGGACATTCTGAGAGTGTTGGTGTTGAGGGTTTCCAAATTTTCTTCAAGCTGATTGATTTCATCAGCGTAGAAGTAATCACCTGGTACTCTGTCATCACCCAGGCTTACAAGGGAGAACTCCTTGTACAGCTTGATTGCCATGTCCCGGAGGAACATCAGATTGTTCTTGATACGGTTGAAATCCAAAGCATTGAATCTGTCACCTGTATAAACACCCTCTGAATTTGTACTTCCGTGCCAATCTGTTTTAGGTGTTTGCCATTCCATCTTCCGTCACCTCCTAACGGGATACACGTCTTGCGGTCACCTTGCCGCTGAACGCCTGGTCAAAGTTAATTGTGTACCGATAGATATTTACCTTCATTCCGTCATGGAACTCATTCTCCTGGTACACAATATCGTTTGCGTCAATCTCTGGGTTACCTCTGGTATCGTACTCATACTCAATACCTGCGGTATAATAGTTACCAATCCATTCAGCCAGTTCCGTAGCAATCGCCATATCACTGATAAGCGGGTTCGCCCATTTTACAGACTTACCTCTACTGTTCAGTGACTTCACGGCATATCTCTCCACGATTTTGTACCGATAGCCCAGGATTTCCAGACGAAAGGTTCCTGTCTTAGAGAACTTGACCGTTACATAGTAGTTGCCCCATGCAGTGATACTCACACCACTGGCACTTTCGTCCAGTGTTGCCCGGAAGTTGTAGGACGGTTCGCCCACATAGAAGGTTTCCACATCACCAGACTTCACGGTAATATCTTCACTGACAAGACTCTCTTCGGCATTACCCGGCTGATAACTGTAGCAAGGTACGATGACCTCTTTGACCAACTCCTGCTTAATAGCTTTCGGAGAAGAAGAAGTCATGTCCTGCCGCTCCATGGTGAAGTCAGTCACATCACCGAAAGCGAAGTTGTTAAGCACAATACGGTTGTACGGCTCTGCCGTTCCCGTGAACTCAATCTTCATGGTGTCGAAATCGTCAAAGTCCCGAAGGATAACCAGGGTCTTTGTAATTTCTTCCTCCACTTCATACTCCGTAACCAGTTCGTTATTGTTGTAGGTACGAATGACCATTCCCGAAGGAAGGGCATTACCGAACACGAACTTCACACCGTAGTACATACAGGCGGCTTCCTGCACGATGGTCACCACAGGGTTTGTGGTGAACTTACCGTCAGCGTCAGACTGCTGTTCTGAAATAAAGCCTGTGTTCAGCGTCCTCTTACTTGCCGCCCGTGGCAGGAAGAACATTGTCCCATCTGCCGTGGTGTAGTTACTTGCCAGTGTTGCGTACTCATCTTTGGTGTCATCCGTCAAAATCTTCGCAACGTGGGAGTAATCGGTTTCACCATTGCTGCTTGCCACAGCTTCCGGGACGAAAGAGGATTTAATCTGAATCGTACCGACTCTGGACTGTGACAGAACACAGCGGCAGGCATTGGCTATAATCTGTAATGCTTCCTTGCAGGAAACACGGGGGATAGGATTCTTCGTGTACAGCTTTTTGAGCCGTGGGTCAACATAGTAGTCTTTCTCCCCGGCAGCTTTCAGAACCTCAATCGCCAGGTCATAGTAGCTTTTGCCGTTCGGGGCATACAGTCCTTTGTAATACTCCGTGTCCATGTTGCGGAACACGTCCTGGCAACGGATTGTTGCCGTATAGTCATCAGACTCCCACTCTGAACAGAGCAGGTGATTTCCTCTGACCCATTCGATTTCATCAGAGTTCGGAAGCTGATACCCATAGTAAATGTCCATCTCCTGTCCCGTTTCCAGGAAGTTGATAGCCGACTTCGGGTTGTCCACGTTGAAATACTTGTCATAGTTTTTCAGCGTTACTGAGAAATCAATCTGAGGAATGTCAGCACCAATCGGACTGACATAACTCTCAAGCGAAGAACTCATAACAGAATCGTTGTAGTACACCAGTCCGTAACCGAAACGGAAGGAGTAAATACGCAGCCTGCTTCGGAGGTTCTTCATTTTATGAATTACCAGAGTCAGTGTGGTTACATTCTCAAGCACTTCCTCCGTAGTAAAAACAGCTTTGTCATTATCCCGGAACTCAACCTTTTGCCCGGTATTCGTGACAAAATCGAAATCAGTAGGATAGTTCTCACCGAAGTTAATCGTGATACCTCTGAAATCAGTCGGAGCCGCATGAAGGTTTATGGTCACTTCATACAGTCCGTCTGATACTAGGTTCTTTCCTACCAACCCTGTGTTGTAGAACATTGCCCCCGGCTTGTTCCGCGGGAGAAAATACATGGAACCGTCAACCCTGGTAAAGTTCTCTTCCAGAGTGGCGTACACCACATCGTCAGTTCCCTCATTGAACAGGTTGCCCGAGTTGGAGAAGTAGGCAAACTCTCCGTTGTCTACTCTGGCTTTCACCTGCGCTTCCTGGTTGACAACTCCGAAAGAAATCATTATGTATGCTCTCTTACGGAGGGAGTCTTTCATGCTTGCCTTATACTCTTTGGATACCTTTTGCATAAAATCACTCTCCTACGTCAATCAGATTCACCTTGCAATTCCTGTAGTGTGTCGGGTGACCGTCCTCATCTACCCAGTAGGGTTCAGCCGTTCGGTTACCGCAGTACATTTTGATGGTCTTAGGTGCATTACTTACAGGGTCGATAAAAGTTACATTTACAAAGAAGTTATTAAGGATACTCAATATCTTTGACCACTGTTGGGCAGTGAGCCATGACCATTCCAGATTGTCAATCTTATACTGATCACGTCCGATACGCTGACCCACCACCGTACCGTTTGCGTTACGCCCGGAGTCTACAAGAGTGGTCACCGTAGGGGTGACACCTCTCTTGCAGGGAGGTAACGCATAACCGTTGATTGCCAGATAAGCCATTACACATTACCTCCTTATCCTGTAAAACTATAACCATTGGCTTTCTTCTGAGTGGTCACAGCGTCAGTCACCACACGGTTACCAACCTGCACCACGGTTTTCTCTTCCTTATCAGCCTGCCTACGCATATCATCAGCCATCTGAACCATGGTCGGTTCAACGTACTCATGGTAGAAATCCTCCATGGCTTCACGGAAGCCCATTGCGGAAACCTCCGTGCTGCTCTGTACGTTAGAAGAAATAGACCGGGAGAATGCGGCAGAGTCATAATATTTCAAAGCAGAAGTATCAACTGCCAGTGCCATTGTCGGACTGAAATTCGTGAAGGAATCAGCCCATGTGCCGACTACAGATTTCGTACTCTTACCAACCTGGGCAATCGCATTGTTGAAACCTGCAACGGCAAAACCACCAATCTCATAAAAGACCTTAGACGGGGAGTTTACGTCCAACTTATCCTTGAACCAAGAAATGATTGAACTACCCCAGGAAGAGATTGTGCTTTTGCAAGTATGGTACAATTCACCGATACCGTTCTTAAAACCACTCACTACGTCAGAAGCTACATTGTAGAAACCGTTGTAGGAGCAATGTGCTGTGAACCAACTCTTCACGCTGCTACCGAAGGTACTCATGTTACCCTGTGCCGTAGTATAGTACCCGCCGATTCTGTTCTTGAATCCATCAACTACACTGGTTGCAAATCCAGAGAATGCAGAAGCGGAAGCGATACCAGAGAACCAGTTCTTCACATTGGTTGCCCAGGTGGTTATATTGCTCTTTGTATTCACATACGCAGAACCAATCTTATCCTTAAACCCAGTCACCACATTATTCGCAAAGGTCTGGAAGTTTGTAGAGTTCACACCGCCGAAGCCGCTGTTCGTAAACCACTCCTTCACATTCGTAGCCCAGGTAATCATGTTGGACTTCGTAGTGGTGTAGGTGGAGCCTACCTTTGTACGGAAGCCCTCAATGACATTCCCGGCAAACGTCTGGAAGTTCGTGGAGTTTACGCCACCGAAGGAACTATTGGTGAACCATTCCTTGACCTTACTTGCCCAGGTAGTCACGTTCGTTTTGGTATTGGTGTAGGCACTACCGACTTTGGTTCGGAAACCTTCAATCGTGTTGTTCGCAAAAGTACTGAAAGTGTCGCTGTTCACTCCACCAAAAGAGTTGTTGCTGAACCAGTCTTTCACTTTGCCTGCCCAAGTGGTCACGTTAGACTTAACCGTGGTATAAGTACCGCCAACTTTGTCTTTGAAGCCGCTTACGATATTGCCGCCTGTTTCCTTGAAATGCTCAACAATACCCTTGCCGTCCTCACCCTTCGTGAACCACTCAATGACCTTGCCTGCCCATTCCTTAACCTTACCTGCAATTTCGCTGAACTTATTAAGTCCCTGTAAGAAACCTTCGACAACATAACCGCCCATCTCCTTCATTACTGTAGAAGGAGAGTGAATACCGAAGCACTCTTTGAATCCGTCAATGAACGGGTCAAATACGTTCTCCTTAATCCATTTACCGATGTTCTTAATGCCATCCCAAATACCCTCAAGCAGACCTGCTACCCAGTCCAGACCGCACTTCTTCGTGCCGTCATCGTTGGTAAGGTACTTCTGGAAATACCCAGTAATGTCCTCCCAGATACCCTGCACGAAACCTGCGATAACACTAACTGCCGCCCCCAGAGCAGAACCAAGTAACTTAAAGAAGCTCTGTGCCACACCTGCAAAGTCAATTCCCTTGATACAATCCTTTAGATTCTTCCACAGGTCTTTGCCCATTTTGTTCCAGTTATAGCTTGCAATCCACTCCTGGGCTTCATTGAATGCACCCTTCAAGAAATCGCCAATGCTCTTCCCCACAAGGCTCCAATTCAAACCGCCAAGCAAGCCAATCATAAAATCAAGGTCTACCGTGACACCACGAACCAGAAGTCTGCCCAGGTATGTGAAGTCAATTTCCTCCATTGCACCATTCAGCAGTTCTGCTATATGGTTACCCAGGTTCTTGAAGTCCGCTGTCTTTAAGAACCAGTATGCTGTCTGTATTGCACCATTCAGTCCGTATCCAATCTTGTGACCGATACCAGACCAGTCAATGCTATCCACAATCTCATTGAACTTTTCGCCCAGTAAAGTACCAAGGCTCTCCCAATCACCTGCGTCCAGTGCTGCTTTCAACTTGTCGGTAAATTCGGAAATGCTACTGTCAATCGGCACGGTTTCAAACATATCACCATAGTTCTTACCACCAGAGCCGCTTCCGCTATTGGAATCGTTCTTACTGATAATGTTCAGTTCATCAATGCCAACCGTAGCGTCTTTAATATCCTTCGCTGCTTTCTTCGCAGACTTACCCGCTCCAGAGATAGAATCACCGTAGGAAGCTGCCGCTTTCTTCGCTTTCGTGAAGGTGGTTGCACCAGACAGTCGGGCGAAAAACTGATTGACGATATTCAGCAGTGCTGCAAACTTATCAATCAGAGCGTCTACCGCAGGAGCAATCATGTTGATAAGCGGAGCCACCATAGCACCCATGCTATTTTTGAGGTATTGGAAACTGGTTGCCAGACTGTCCATGCTTCCTTTGAACGTACCGCCCATGAGGGAACTGTACATATACAAATTCTGAATACCTTCCTTCATTGCAGCCGTAAGCTGTGCAAAGAAGAATCGAATTGCACGGTACATTGCAATACGCTTTAAGGAAGAGAACAAATGACCCATACCCGAGGTTGTTTGTTTCACCTTACTACTCAGTTTGGAACCGATAGTGCTTCCCAGTTTCTTGCAGGCATTCACTGCTGATTTTGCCGCAGTGCTTACCCCCTTCAAGGTGGCTTGAAATGCTTTCAGAGCAACACCGCCTACAGCAGAGAATGCTCTTGAGAACACGCCACCTACACCTTGCAGAACACCAAGGAATCCCCTGGTCTGCGTAGCGGCAGCGGTTATCTGGGAAGTATACTGAGTAATACCAGAGGTTGCCGCCGTAGCTGCCGCACCTGCGCTTGTAGCACCCGCAGAGTCAGCAGGAGCCGCAGTCCCAGTAGGCGTTGCCGTCTGGTTACCAGTAATATTTCTCATATTCGGAATCTGAATGCCCTGCATATTCTGTAGAGCAGTGCTGAGTGCTTCAACCTTTTCCACACCAGACCAGTCCAGACTATCCAGAGAAGCACCGATTTCAGTTATTCTCTTAGAGATTGTGGAGGAAATCTTGACATTGCTCAGAGAGTTAAGGCTTTTCGTCAAATCTTCAATCTTCTCAATCCCGGACATACTCAGCTTTGCATTGCTGATTGCGTCCAATTTCTTGCTGATATTGTTCAGACCTGCACCGCCTTTGGTTGCTGCTTTCAGCTTATTGAAGCTGTTAATCAGAGCGTCCACACCTTTAGCGGCATTTTCGGACTTCGCTTCAATTTGAAACTCAAGACCTTCAATCTCAACTGCCATGATTTATTCCTCCTTCCGTTTGAATTTTGAATTAACCCCTGCCATTATCTGCTTCATGGCTTCCTTACCTGCATTCATCTTTTTGTAATTCTCTTCCTCTTGCTGCTGTCTATGACGTGCTTCTGTAAGAGGAATCGGAGCCTGCCTATAAGGAATCGGCTTGTGCTTTTTGCTCATAGCGTTCAGTACTGGGGAAGCGTCAACCAACGCTTCATAGAAATACAGACCTTGTAGCCAAAGGGCTTCATTCTGCCGTTCTTTGACCTTTTCATCCATATCCCTGTAGTACTGTGCCATCTCACAATCACCATCCCAGTAATCGTGATAACCCATTCCCAGACTCATGTAATAACCGCAGAGTTCTTCAAAAGTTTCCCCGTAACGATAAACAACGGGCAAGCGGCGGTTGCCGCCGCCCGTTGCAGCATGGGAGTCCGAACCCGTTACCAGTTCGCTTCCCAACTCACGTTTTTTACCGCTTTCTCATCGGGTTCCTCCATTAGGGTCACTATCGGGTCATTGTACATCTCTGCCAACTTACCAATCAGTTCATCCTTATGAGGCATACCCTCATAAATCTTGTCAATCACATCCTGCTTCACGAAACGATGATGCGCCTTAAATGCACCTGCAAAAAGAGCAGGAAGCAGAGTCATAGGCTTACGGTCAATGTCCTGTGCGACAAAGCCCTCATCCTCCATCTGCTTGACAGTACGCCTGGTAAACTCAAGCGTGTATTCCTTATCTTCATAGGTAAAAACAATCTGTTTAGCCATTGCTTAACTCTCCTTTAATTCTCAAAATTAAATGTAATCTTACTCTTCGTTCTCAGTGATAGGAGTGGACGGGGCAATCGTAATCGCCATACCACGAACCTCATTAACGCCGCCGCCAGTAACGTAGACGGACAGTTCGCCTGCAAACTTGAACTTGCCCTCAGAACCCGTAGGAGTCGGGGAACTTGCAGTCTCAGTGCCACCAAACCATACTGCGTATTCCTCGTTCTTACCCTCAAGGGCTTTCAGAGCCTTGTACTCAGTGTGATCATAGTTGGCATTAAAGGTCATGCCGTCATTACTCTGGACACCATTCACATAGGTCTGCATTTTGTCAGACAGAGTGGTGGTTTCAAGCAGTTCCGGGTCACCGCCCAGGTCGGGGAACTCAGTAATGTTAAGCAGCTTCTCCCATGCCGTTTCCTTCTTGTGCATGAGGAAAGTCATATAAGTACTTGTAGCCATTTCACTTACCTCCTGTAAAAGTGTTTTCCATCGGTAGCCACACGGAAGCGGGCTGTAATCCGATAGATTGTTGCGTCCTCCATGTTCGGCACCGGGGTCATAGCCGTGCGCCTAAAATTCATGAAGTACAATGCGTCATTGATTTCTTTGATAATCTTCTTGCATTCTGTTTTCTTACCATCTGCCTTATTGGAGTAGACATTGATTTCAAACATGGCAATAACCGTGTTCTCTTTCGTGCTGCTGTCCTGCCACTCCGTAGGGATATAGCAGTCACTCTGGGTAATACTCACATGAGGAAAAGAAGAAGGTGATTTCACATATTCACTGGCAATATCAATCTTAGGAAATTTCTCTCTCAAGATTTTTGCAAGCCTTGTATAGACTTCGTTTTCGCAGTCAATCATGTGTAACACCTCCTTGCTATCTCTTCAAACTTCTCTTCCAACTCTCTGACTGTTTCGTACATACTCATGTTTGCAGGGTTACCGTAGGTGTGAACTTCACCTGCGTGTTTTCCCGTGGTAATAACTTCACCGTTAGAACCAGGGTCACCAGTGTATCGCCATCCCTTTTCAAGCCGTCCCAGTTTATAACCATAACCACCACGGGTGAAACCGTTCTTGCCTGCTTCCGGGTGATTGTCTGGGTACTTGATACCTGTGCCAAACTCAATAAAGAGGACTGAACTTCCTACAGCTACCACGGCTATTTTGTTGTTGTTATCCCGGCTCTCTACAGACACGCTCACATCATTCGTACCGTCATAGACGGCTGTCTGGAACTTTGCCGTAGCTACCTGGACTCCGTCTTCGCCGAGGGCTTGTATGAATTTTTCAGTACACTCTTTCAACCACGTCTTGTAGTTCTTGAGTTCTTTAATGGCATTGTCAATGCTCTTTTCGGATAACGTAACTTTGATAACACGCTTGTTCACGATACGGTCACCTTGCTAATAGCGTAAGAGATACTGGTAAGGGACTTTGCAACACGCCGTACCCTATAGTCACAGAGAGGATTGCCGTCATTTCCGAACTCTGGCTCTTTATCCACAAAGAGCAGGGTGTTTTCGTCAATGGGACAATTTATATCATCGGTAATGAGTACCTTGTCATAGGACTCTAAGTTACCGAACATATTCACCTGGGCATATCCAGTCGCAGGTGAAACACTGCATTGCAGTTCAACAGGGCTTTCATAACCCACCTGGTATTCACCAGTTTCATTCCCGTCATCATCCAGAAGCGGCTCCCTGCCTTTATACAGGCAGTAATGCACGGGCTTGAGATTACGCTTCATCAGCTTCATAGAATCACCCCCGCCATAGGAAGGATTCGCCGCAGCAGGGTAGGGGGAATGTCACCATCTTCATAAGAACGGGAAACGCCGTTTTCGCTGTGTGCTGTTTCACCCTCTGCCCCACGCTTATTCAGCATATAAGCGGTAATCTCAACATGAACCGTGTCATATTTTACAGGAACCGTATCTTCTTCCGTATAAGGGTAGGCACGGGAAAGCACTACCCCTTTCGCTAAAGTGAGGTAAGTGGACAACACATCGTTATCCGTTTCCTCTGTCATGCTTTTCAGCATGGTCAGCTTCTCTTCATCGGTCATGTTGTCCACCTCCTTCTAATTTCCATTAGCCCGTAGTCTTGCCAATGTCAGCGGCATTCGCCACATAAACAGAACGGCTGTAGGTCGGCTTCTCAAAGGTAGTAGAAATACCAGTGAACTTGCCGTGATACCATTCGGGACCATGGTCAAGACCAATCTGACCGAAAAGCTGATACTTCTCACCCGCACCCGTCTTAGCAAGCGGCTCCAGGAAGAAGTTACCCTTACCCGGAACAGGCTGATAAACAGGAGCCAGAACATCAAGGTTCAGAAGCATTGCCGTACCCGCAGACAGGCACTCACCCAGATACAGGTAAACAACACCGATAGGGGTTACCACACTGGAAAGAGCAATACCGTTAATCTCGCGGGCAGCAGGAACCACAGTCAGACCATTCTGAACAGCGTCAGCGTTGACCTGGAACAGAGTCACAGCGTCACACCACAGCACCAGACCGTCAGTCGGAGCATTCGCACCGTAAATCTTCTTCACCATGTCGGCAATGTCCCACAGACCCAGGGGCTTCTTAGCCATTGCCATGGTGTTAGAGGTGATAGCATTCACCAGACCACGGGTCTTGTTTACCGCAGAGTCAGAAGTAGCCTTGTTGTACTCACCGTTGATAAAGGTGTACTCAATATCACGGTTGACCTTCTGAATCTTAGCGGCAACCTGGAAGTCCAGTTCGCTCATCGGGTTTGCCTGCTGCTCTGCGACATTGATACCGCTCAGTGTACCCATGTTACTCTGCTTACCGTAAGAAATACCAACAGACTCCTGGAAAATCTGAGTGACGTTCGTTTTCTGAGAACGGGTCACAACATCAGCGTCCGGGGCAGTCAGAGAAGCACTCTCACTGATTGCAGGCTGAGATCCGCTACCATTAGAGGTGTACTCCTGTCCAGTAACGAACTCTACATGATTCGTGGTTTTCGCCTTACTACCGATAATGGAAGAAAGCGGGGTACGCACGTTACCCTTGTTAAACAGCATTCCGGAATAGTTCAGAACGCCTAAACTGGTTGCAAACGTATCTGCCATTGTCTTTTACCTCCGATTTTTACTCTTTCATCTGATTCGCTTCATCCTGCGCTTTCAGACGTGTATAGTAGGCAACTGCGGTCAAATCGCCGCTTGCCTGCGCTTCTTCGATTTTCTTAGCGTAATCCATGCCGCCCGTCCCATCAGAACCCGCAGCAGGTCTGGGAGTTTTCTTCATCTGTTCAGCACGAATTGCCTTTTCACGGGACTCATTGAACGTAACCTGGTTCTTCATAACCGTGTCCATATCGCCGTCAACCATTGCGATAGCAGTACTGTCAGCAAGTTTCTCATCGTAGCCCATAGCTACCAGTTTGGTCTTTTTGTCTGCCAGAGCGATAGAACGCTTCAAATCGGTATTCTCCTGGGTCAGCTTGTCCATGGTTGCTTTCTGTTCAGCGGCAGCGGCTTCATCAGCAGTCTGCTTACCTCTTAACTGCTTTTTGTAATCAGCAGCTTCGGAATTGGCTTTAGAAAGCTGTGCTTTCAGACGATTGATTTCAGCGTCATTATTCTGACCTGCACCCGCAGCCTGTAAAGCAGTAGAAATCTCTTCCTCAGTCATACCTTCCTTGTAGGAATCCCCAAGCAAATCACTTAAATAACTCATTATAAAGTCCTCCTTGCGTTTTAAGGTGTTCCCTCACCGTGTTCTTCTGTTTTATCCTCTTGTCTGAGTGTGCGTTTTAAGGTGTTCCCTCACCATACAAGCAGGTCAATCCTGCGAAGTATCAGTTTCAAGTTTCAATACACAGCGGCAGTTCACATTATTCTCTGCCTTAGTGAACTCACCAGGTCTGGAAGCATGGTCACCATCAAAGGTATAAAACTCTTCGTCCAGAGCCACACTTACACCTTCCAGGTATTTGTGAGTATCCCGAACGGCTTCATCCCGGACAGTTACCCATTTCTTTGAGACTCCCAGTCCTCTTGTAGACTGAAACTCATAGGCTCCATCCTCTTCCGCTGCATTGAATACCCGGTGATATTCGGATTCGACTAACGTCTGTAAGCCCGACAAATCCCCGGCTATCACATGGTCAGCGATTCTATCCTCAAAGGTTTTACCGTCTATCACCTCATAAATAGCTTCCTCCATGGAATCCACGTCTACGGTCAAATCGTAGGCAAGCATATCTGCCGTGGCTGTAATGCCCTGCTGATAAGCCCGAATGAGGAGTGATAAAATGTCATCCGCAATCTGAGCAACCTTTGAGGTCATATCCTTCCCGGAAGCGGAGTAATAACTGGTGGAAGTCAGAATGTTAAGTTCATCAAACGCAGCAATATAAGCTAAAAATGTATTATTCATAGGCAAAATAAAAAGGGACTATGAGTTCGTCACTCACAGTCCCATTGGACTCACCAGAACCTCTGCCCTGGTGTTACTCTTTCATTCTCATCTTGCGTTTGATTTCAACAATCGTAACCTTGCCCTGCTCAATCAGCACTTCCACTCTGCTGCCGTGCTTGAGCAGCGTTTCCACCTGCTGCACCATTTCCTTTGTCAGTATTGGAGTCATCGGTTTCATCCTCCTTTTCCGTATTCTGCTTTTCAAGCAACTCCTGTGCTTTCTTCTCCTGTTCCTCTGCATATTCCGCACTTAATGTGTATGCCAGGTCAGAATCAACAAACAATCCGCAATGCTCAAAAGCAAGCCGTGGATGAATCTTACTGTTCTTCAACATAAGGTCAAGCACCTGCGCTTTTTGCAGAATGTTTTCGTAATTTCTTCGGGTAAAGCGAATTTCAATATTGCAAACCTTCAAGTCCATACCTTTCAGAGTTTTGCAGATATTCAGAATCAGTTTAAGGAAAATCCTCTCACTCTTCTTGAACATCAATTCGCTGTCCTTTGCTCTCGCTTCCGCAGCAGACCAACCATCTCTCATAATAACCGCAGACCCGGTATCACTGGTAGACGTACCGCCGTTGCGGTTCGGCATACCACAGATAGTTAATACCGTCTGGTACATATGGTCAATCAGAGTTTGCGTTTCGCCCTGGTTCAGAGTACTGGTCAGATAAGATACTTCGGCTTTCAACTGAGGGTCAATATCCCGGAACTTAATAGCCCCGTCCTCTCTCAGCTTCTCATAATCGTCAGACGAAATATCTACGTTATGGAAAAGCATGAGTGCCTGGATGAACTGTTCAACACCATCCTGGCGGTTACTGTCCGTAAGGTTAATAGCGTCCAGAAGAGGAATAACCAACTCAAACGCACCGATACGGGCAATGTTCAGAGGATATTCAATAATTGGAATATCACCCAGAATGTGCGGCTCTGCCTTGATGATATGAGATTCTACAATCTCAAAATACTCATGGTCAGAGTAGCAACTATAGTGAACTATGCCGTTGTCATCCACCACATACTTGACACCCAGAAGCGGCTTGTTTCCAAGACCGTTGTTGTACACCACAAAGGCGTTTCGTGGGTCAAGCGTATAAATTTCAAACGGGGAGTCATCATCCTCACCTACGTCCTCATCTGGAAGAACCATTCTGAAAGACGTACCGCAGATATGGAACCAGTCAGCAAGTTCCTTATCTTTTGCAGGCTTCTCTTCGGCAAACACAAATTCGTTAAGCTGATTGATTGCGTCAGATAAGTTATCACCGTTACCACGGGAAACATACTGTAGAGGTTCGCCCATCAAGTAGCCAGACTTGAAGGACACAATCTCATTCGCCCGGTTCTCTACGATTTTATTACAAATCTCTGGACGAACCTGTTTCTCACGGTTGAGAATCGGCTGTAATCCTCTGTAGTAGTACCACAGATATTGAATTTCACTGCGATTCTCCCAGTGATAAGGAAGTGCCTTATTGAGAATCGCAACCACGTTCTCAACGGTCACTTCGGTTTCATCAGACTTTATCATGCGTCTACCGTATAAACCGAAAGACACGCAAGCCACCTCCAATCCTAATATTTCTATTGTAATTATAGTACTCTCCAATTGTTATTTCAAGAGGTTTCTTGATAATAGGTTTGGAGAGTTTCACATAAATTAACACGGTCTTTTGAACACCTCAACCTTCGCTCCTACCAGTCCACGCAGTTCATTCTCAAGCAGAGAAAGAGAGTCTGGTGCGTCATCGTGCGGCACTTTACCAGACCGGGTGTAGGTTGTAACCTGCTTCATAAACATGGCATACTGACTGTTCCGTGCATAGAGTGACGGGTCTTTGAAGTAAAAGTGCTTGATTATATTATCAGAAGCAAACTCAATACGGGTCTGCTTATTACTAATAGTCCTCTTCGTTCGAATATTACAGACATACTTTCGGTCGATCAAAATCTGCTGTACATCCCTGGCAAAATATGTACCTGCATTATTCGACTCAAAGGTTCCTGCCACCACAAGATTGTCCATCAGAGCCTTTGCACACTCTGGCTTCGTAACCTCTGGCGGGGAGTCATCGAACACTACATCCACTATGTAGACCTCATCTCCGTACACCGCAGCAATCGGCATAGAACAATAGTCAGCACCCTTGTCCGCAGTATCGCAGACGGCAATAATACTGTCTGGCTCACGGTCTACAGGGAGTTCAAAGTATCGGTTCAAGGACGCTTCCGGGAAAAGAATGCCCTTCGCTTCAAACGGCTGCTGCTGAAACTCAGACTCAAACTGCTCTGCCGAAAGCATTTCTCTCTGGTCACGGAAATACTGCGTGGTGAAAACCTTCCTACCCTCACGAATGTATTCAAAGTTACTCTCATCCGTTACAGGGTCAAGAGCCGGGGTTTCAATAATCTTGCACCGCTTACCCTGCTTCTGCATTTCCTCCTGCAAATGACCGATAGGGTCATACAGTGAATATCGTGTACCGCAGATAACGATAGGCGTACCCTCAATGGCACGTCCTATAATATCACCAGAAATGACCTCCCACTTATCATCAAGCCGCTGTCTATTTTTCGCTTCTTCACGTCCTTCAACGCAGTCATCCAGGTAGAGAAGGTTAGTTGCTTCCGAAAGACCTACCTGCCGTGCGTCAATAGAACGGCACATGACCGTAGGGAATCGGGACTTATGCAGAAGGTTGATGACTTTCGTATCGGCATTGGTCTGTACCAGTTTGCTCTCCGGGAAAATATCATAAAAATGATAATCGTTCGGCTGCTGAATGTACTCAAGACAACCTTTATAGAAAGACTGAACAAGATCATCACCTGTACCCTCCATCAGCGTAGAGCGGTCTGGGAACTTTCCAGAAAGCATATTCGTAAAGTTAATACCAAGCTGAGACTTGCCACATCGTTTCGGCATGGAGATGGACAAGAAGTCCAGTTTTCCCTCAAGAACTTCCTGGTATCCTTCCACATACCGTCTAAGGTAATGACGGCGAGGAAGATAGAACTTCTTGTCAAGCGGCTTACCGTACTCTACCGCCTGTAAGTATGCGTCAAAATAGTGGGGCGCACAAAACAGCAAGGAACGAAACAGCAGATTGTCAAATTCCTCTGCCGTCTTGAAATCTCTGGTATCTACTGCCAGTTTCAGTCCTGCTCTGATTTCCTCCTGCAAAGCCTGGTTCCATTCGTGAGCCAGTCGGAACTCTGTCCCCTCATAATCACGGCACAGCGCGAACTTATCATCATAGGCTGCAACATCAAGCGGACTCTTTAGGATAGCCCGGTCAATGCTACTTTTCATCTTACTATAATCCATACATACCTCCGTAAACAAAAAATGGAACCGTCAATTAAGACAGTCCCATTGGACAAAAACCGCAACTTACTTGCAGTTATATATTAACTTAAAAGGCAGGCTCAAGCACCATACCACAGGTCTGATTACAATGTTCCAGGTGACCCATGCACAAAGCCAGAAAAAGGATTTAATGCACCACCACAGGAACCACAGACAGCAGAACAAAATATAGAACATGGTTTCACCATCCTTTCTCTTAGCGTGGTAGGGTAAATCAGAAAATCTGTATAAGTTTTCTTAGTAGAGTCTTTACTATAAAAACTTAGTGAAAAACTCGATTTTACCCTACCATGTCTGTCTGACCAACCTCATATCCACCTTCGGGGGTAGGCGTTTCATCGGGAACAACCACGATTTTATATCCCATAACGCTCAACATATTACCCAGTTTTGCGACTGTAGTGTTATCGCTCTTCTTTGGATTCAGTCTATCCCAGAGAGCCGCCTGCGTAATTCCAAGGGTCTTTGCCATCTCAGCATTCGTTATATCATGCTCTACCATCAGAGTCTTAATCAGTTCTTTTGAAGTCATACGTTTTCCTCCTGTTCAAGATAAGGATAGCATTAAAGTTTTATCTTGTCAAGTTATATCTTGATTCTTTTTTATTTTTGCGGGATTTTCCAGGCTCACCCACCCAGGCTGCCTGGGGTCTGTATCCCCCGCCGGGGGTCTGTCCCTGGGATGATCTGGACAGCCTGCACCACAGGCAGAACGGCGGGACGTGGTGAAAAAGTTTAAAAGCTTTTCAAGAAATATCTTGACAATAAAGATATATCTTGATATACTTGCATCAAGATAAAACTTGATAAACAAGTTTGAAATCACAGCCGCCCGCCAGGGCAGCACCAACAAATTGGAGGTTAATATTATGTATGATTATTTAGAGCATGTGATCGCAGACGTTAAGGACTATGTAGAAGAAGAAATTGACTTGACAGAATGGGCAGGTAACCGGGACGGATTAGAAGAAGAATTAAACGATGATCTTTGGACGTGCGACAGCGTCACGGGCAACGCTTCCGGGTCTTACTATTATAACGCCTGGAAAGCTGAGGAAGCATTAGCGCACAATTGGGATTTATTAGCGGAAGCCCTGGAAGAGTTCGGACAGGACGGAACGGACGTATTAAGAGAAGGCGCGGAAGCTATGGACGTAACAATTAGATGTTATCTGTTAGGGCAGGCTGTAGCCGCTGTACTTGATGACCTGGAAGAAGATGGAGCGTTTGAAGAAGAGGAAGAAGAGGAAGAAGAGAACTAATAAACACGTTGCGCCGTGTATAAATAGCCAGTTAAGGCGCAAGCGTCCCGGCACTTTGCCGGGGGTCTGGAAAGTGTAGGCTTTCAAACCTGCACCACAGAAAAAGAACCGATAAATAGCAAAATGCACAAAGGAGGGTGCAAGCTGGGATGAAATACGATAATTGCAAAATGACGGACAACGAAAACACTGTATATAATTATTTTAATACGGTTATTGTCAACGGGTGGACGTGGCAACGTCTAACCCCGGAAGAGCGGGAACGCTTCAAAACTTGCGTTGATTTTAGCAGAATTAAAGGAAACGCAAGGCAGCGGGTCGAAGTGCTTAATATGCTTTATAGTGCATTCTTGCACGGTATAGGCTACAAGCCTATAGGGTGGAGAGAATCAGACCCCGAAGCCCCAAATTTTTAACAGAAAGAAGGTTATAAAGCTATGACTAAATTAGATCGCTTGTTTTTACGTCTTGAAAAAGACGGCTTTACCGTCAAAAAAAGTGAGCTTTGCAATATTGATTGTACAGGGCTCAACGCCCCGGTTTTAATTATTGATACCAATTATGAAGGGCTGTACCCGCCTAAATCGGTATTCGATAAACTGGGAATGATCAGGCATATTTGTAAAAACCGTTTTTCAGTGCAGGCACGCGGCTATTATACAGCCGTATTTATTCGCGAATGGTTACCCGATGAAAAGCACTTATAAAACAGCCCCGCCGCCGTGCGGGGTATTCTTATATAAGGAGGCGTAAAACATTGTTTAGAAAGACCTGGGAAACACCACAGGGGCACTATTATAACCTGTATGCCGATATGCTACAACAACCGCATTTACTTGTAGCGGGGGCAACGGGTAGCGGAAAAAGCGTGATCATAAACGGCATAATAACAACGGCATTAAAGGACAGCCCCGCCGCCGTGCAATTTATATTTATAGACCCTAAACGGGTTGAACTTGTAGACTTTAGACCGTTGCCGCATACGCTTAATTATGCAAGTGAACCGGGGGGCATGGTACAGGCTTTACAGCTTGCCATAGATACCACAGAACGCCGCTATAAAGAAATGCAACGGCAACACCTTAAACAATACCCGGGTGGGGCGGTATACGTTGTTATAGATGAGCTTGCGGACTTAATGACCACAGCCCGCCGCCAGGTGCAGCCGCTTATACAACGCCTTGCGCAAATAGGCAGAGCCGCAAACGTCCACGTTATAGCCGCCACACAATGCCCATTATCCGCTGTCATCCCTACCCCGATAAAAGTAAACTTTGATAGCCGGATAGGACTTAGAACCCGTAGCAGGCAGGACAGCCGCAATATTTTAGGCGTTCCCGGTTGTGAGTGCCTGCCCCGTTACGGACAGGGGTATTATATGACCCCGGCAGGCTTGACGCTGTACAATATACCCATGTACAGCCCCGCCGAGGTACAGCGGCTTATAAACTATTGGAAGCACCACAGCCGCCCTAACTTGCGTTGGTTATAACGCACGAAATCCCGGACAGGTTCACAGCCTGCCGGGGTTCTTTTATGTCTATTTATATGCCCTCACAGCCCCACAGAGCCGCCCAGGACGGGCGCAAGCCATGCGGGGCTATACACTTATACTATAACAGGATAAAAAGCCGTCAAAAGGGCGCAGAGCGTCCACGGCAGCACCCCGGGCGGCGGGTGGTCTGTCCCTGTCCCACGCCTTGAACGCATGGTAAACCCCCGCAGCCTGGGCGGGTGGGTCTGCCGCAGGGTAGGCAGCAGGCGGGCAGGGGTTGCCGCTCTTCTGCGACTTTTGAAATTAGTCTTTCTGCCCTTCTGCCCCTTCTGGGCTTTCTGTGATTTCTGTAAAAGTCCCTTCTGCGACTTCTGAGCCGTCATAGGCACTTTCAAGATATTTCTGCTCAAGGGCTTTCATGTCCTTCTGCTCTCCAAGAGGATTGTTCGGGGTAAGTACCATTTCTGTCTGATCTTTCATGCCGTCATAGTTCTTCTGCCAGAAGATACCAGTGACGGGGTTTACCTTGCCGTCCTGCATAAGACCTTCGCGAAAAACGCCGCAAAACTGGCGAACTTTTTTGATAAAGTCAGCGCGGGCGGGGTTCCCCTTCGTGACATTCTCCCACTCCCATGCCTGTTCCTTCGTGATACCAATAGCCATATACGCAGCCTGGTTGCCTACCTTCATATCCCACTCAGAACACTTCTGCACATAATTCAAGAACCGTCTTTCCATTTCTGGCACATCCTGCAAGTCCAGAGGTTCCTTCGGCATGATCTCCATCATAAAGGCAGTCACTTTCGCATTGTACCCTTCTGGCATTTCTATCTTCTGAGCCTGCATAATAGGACTGTTCTCCCTGGCTTTCACCAGATTCTTAGGACTGCTTTCTTGATACCCTTCTGTTCTTCTGGGCTTTCTGTCCCGGCTTCCCTTCGGTCTGCCCATCTTCTTTTCTTCTGCCATTGTCCTTCTGCACCTCCTTCTGCTCACGCTTCCATCTTTCTACATAAGACTCCATGTTTGTCTCCTTTCTGTCGGACATGAGGTTGGTAGGGCAAATTCAATTTTTACAGTAAGTTTTTATAGATACGCGCGTACTAAGAAAACTTATAGTAAAATCTTATTTTACCCTACCAACCCTACTAATTTTGCCTTAAAGCTACTCCATAATAGAACAAAACGCCCTGGGTAACTGCCTTATCTGCATACCATTCCGGGTGTGCTGTCAGTTCTGCATTGAATTTCTTCATGCTGCACACATAATACCCATTGCCCTTGCACCACATTTTGTAGTTATCATAGAGGGACTTCGCACGGGTCTTACCTTCTGCATTCCGCTCACACTTCTCTTCCAGGAATTGCTGTACCAGGTCATTGTCCTTTTCATACTGCTTAATGACCTTCTGCATACCCTGGGACATTTTCAGCCCGAAGCGGATATACTTGAAGTAGCCTGCTACCAACCATGTGAATATACCCCGCATTGCTTCTGGGGTTTCAAAGTAGTCCTTGAGTCCCTTGTCCTGTTCGTCATCGTTGAAGTGGCGGTTGAACTCAATCACTCGCACACGGTCAGATGCAAACAGGCTCTTGTCCTTTACGGACGGCAGGTCATTACAGGACAACCACATGGTAAACTGCGGCTTGAAGGTAATTGCAGACTGGTAAAGTTCACGGGCGGTAATGTCCTCACCACCTGTGTACTGTTTAATCGTGGCTTCGTCCAGTTTGCCTGCGGTATCTGACTCACTCATGGTGACCATGCGCTTACCTTTCAGCTTTGCCAGTACCGGGTTCGCTGCTTCTGCGTTCTTCTGGCGGTCACCACGGCAGATAAGTTCCACAGGAGCCACGGTTGAGTAGTCACCAAGCAAGTGCTGAATAGCGTCAAGCATGGTACTTTTACCGTTGCGGGTGGTCTTACCGTGGAGGATGAACATACATTCTTCCTTGCTTGTACCTAAGATTGAATAACCCAAAGCCCTCTGCAAGTAGTCTGCCTTGTCCGCTTCGTTCTGGGTAACTTCCTTGATGAACTGTTCCCATCGTGGGCAGGTAACTTCCTGCAAGGTGTATTCAAAATTGGTCTGCATGGTCAAGAAATCATCCCATCTATGCTCACGGAACTTCATGTGTTCCAGGTCATAAGTACCGTTCAGACAGTTAATCAGATAAGGGTGAGTGTCAAACTGTGCTGCCGCAATCTTCATGCTGTCCGCAGCGTCCTTCATAAGACGGTCACGGAAACGGCGGTCACCCATCTTTCCAACAAAAGCCATGTACTGCTTGCGCTTTTCCTCATCGGTGATTTCTCCGCAGTACAAAGCCATGAGTCGCACAAACTCCTTAATCTTTGCAGAAACCAGAAGCGCACCCACATCCTTGTGCCACTTGCCAGTTTCATATGTGTACCAGGACTTTGCTTCTGGGCAGTAGCGGGTGTCATTCTGATAGCACTCAGAGAAGAGGTCAGCCATGCCCGCTTCATCCCAGGAGTACCCCGTGGAATCATCCTGGTAGGCGGTTTCCGGGTGGTGGTCTTTAATGTAATACAGCTTTCTGCTTATGTCCTCAGAGGTAATGTACCTGCCATTGGACAACTGAAATAACTCATCACTCACTCTCCTGTACCTCCTTCCAGGTGGGCTTCAAACCACTCTTTCTGCTTCTTTGCCTGCAATGCAGTACGCTTGCAAGCCCTGGCAGAAGCAGCACAATCTTTTGCATACTTCTTCCAGTCTTTCTTCTGCTCTTTCGTCAGTGGGAGTCCCGCCGGGGTCTTGCCATCGGCAAGTTGATGTTCATAGTCAGCGGCTCTGTCCTGGTAATCCCAGTAGGCTTTACCCTCACGCTGAAAAACTTCTTCACATTCGGAAATACGCTTCCGGAAGAATGCCTGCATTTGCTTGAACAGGGCTTCTGCGTGTTCTACGTCCATCGCAATATACTTTTTCAGCTTATTGAGTTTCCCGGCAGTACAAGGGAAGAAAGCGAGCATATAGATTGCCATGTGTCCAGAACTCCACTGGATACTCAGTATATTATCCATTGTGCCTTTCCTCCTTTTTTTTTCTTTTTCCTTTGCTCGATTTTTTCAACTCTGTGCGGAAGTCCGTTGTACATCTTCGCATATTCTCTTGCGTCAGACTTTTTCTCACAGAAACTACCCATACAGGGAATGTAGGGAAAACCTTCTGCGTGGCAGTACCACATACCTGTTGACTTTTCCTGCGATATGGTATAAGCCATTCTTAAATCACCTCCTGTACCTGCTGATACTTTCTGCAATGATCTGTAGTTCTCTATCCGGTAACGGTGGCTTACACACTTCTACGTTGACTCTCTGTAATTCCTGATAAATCTGTATCGGCGTGTATCCTGTGTTGTGCAACGCTCCTGCCAGACTGGTAAGAGATATGTTTCTGCCGCCGTCCGGGATTTCCGGGTAGTCCGGTCTTACGAATATCTTTCCGTTTGCAGGTTTCGGAAATTTAGGAGAATAGATACGCTGTACCATACCTGAGTTGTTCCCGGTCTTTTCTGTCTCTTTGAAGTACTTCTCTACCACATAATCAATGGCTTCCTGGTTCTCAATGATGGTCGGAAAGATAAGCTGCTTCCCGGTCATTATAAAGAACCTGCGGGCTTTATAAATCTCAACCCCCGCAAGGTTGTTCTTGCCGTGGAATGGAAGTGTACCCCGCAGCAGGATATGTACGCCACGTCCACTTCTGGACTTCTCTGTGTAGGACTTGCAGGCGGTCATAATATCGGCGCAAAGAGGGGTCATAAGACCATCCTCAAAGCCTGCGTCAATATCAATACCAACCAGTCCATTGTCTGCGAACACAAATCCAAGGTTATCATAGTAGCCGTTCTCTACTGCCCACTCTGCCTGCTCAAAGGAACTCCATGTATCTGGGGCAGTAGAGGAAGCGGCTTTCTTCTCAAAGGCTTTCATGGGAATTTTGGAGTTATCCCAGGCACACACCCACTGATTCATTTTCTTTAATTCCTCTGGTATTTTGGAATAATCCTTCATTCCCACACTCTCCTTATCCTGTGATTAACTGACTGTACGGCAGGGTTTCCACCCACTTGCAGAACTCACGCCACTCATCCAGTTTGTGATTCTGGCGGGAATGGTACATATTCTTGAGAACAGCATAGTTAAGCTGTACGGTTCTCTTCTGGTTGTAACAGGTTGGTAACATTTGAATCATCTGCCACCAGTCCTTCTTGTCCTTTCTCTGCAAGAAATCCAGTCGGGCATTATTCATAGCGTCAATAATCGTGCAGAACACAATGAGGTTCGTAACGGAGAGGTGTTCCGTGCTGAAATCGCTCAGAACGAACTCCTTTGCCTGGATTTTGTGCATGGTGGAACAGGAGTTTGCTACAGTGCCTACCTTGTAGGTATCGTATTCCTTCCACCAATACAGGGGAGCGGTAATGTCTGCGGTCACGGTAATCATACGCAGGTACTTACCGTGATCAGTTCCCGCAGCACCCAGGGTTTCCATCAGCTTTAAGTCATTGTCACCTACTGCGTACTTCCCACAATCTACAGCAGGATAGCTGTCTGACTTTTCCCAGGAGTTCTTCGGGTTTCTCATACCACGGATAGCCGCCTGCCATCCGTAGGTTTCGACTTCGTCAATCTTTATCACAACTTACACCATCCCTTCTGCGGACTCTCATGTAGTTCTTATAGTCCAGGTTATTCATCTTCGCTGCTCTATGCAAAGCCTGCTTCTTAGTTCCCAGTGTGCCGGGGATAGGCTCTTTACTGCCTACTTCATGCACATAATAACGGCTGCTGCCTTTCTGCTTTGATACGGTATATTTCAGAATCATCTTCTTCGCCTTTCTTTTCAGATTCTCTATAATGTAATCTGGTTCTAACTTGCATAAAACACTGAACCAGTCAGAATAAAAGAACCGTTCCAGTTCTGTGATATTGCAGTTTTTTTTTGTCGGGGTAATAAACCCTGCTAATAAGCTGATATAATCATCTACAGCCTGTTTCACGATTGCGAATCTGAGATTTTCCAGTCCGATATCATTCAAATCTCCCATTACATCGACTTCCTTTCTGCAATCTCAGCCATCTTCGCAGCGTTCAGACGGGTATCACCGTGAACTCTGCTGTAGGACAGATAGCCGTTCATGCGGTCAATCTTCGTGAGGTTCTTGCTACCGCAGACCGGGCAAACATCCATCTCAAGTTCCTGATGTCCGCAGTCATCACAGTAAGCAAGGGAGAGATTCACACCCTCGTAGAAACCAAGTTGCATTGCTCTTCGAACCAGGGTCTTGACTGCTTTCCGATTGTAGGAAATAGGATAGCGAACGTACTGAATCTTGCCACCGTTGAACATATTCCAGAAACGTCCTTCAAGATTTTGCTTTTCAATAGGGGTTAAGTCCTCTGTTACATGACAATGGAAGGAATTACTCACATACGGGCGATCAGACACATTTTCTATAATGCCGTACTTCTTACGGAACTGCTCAATCTGCAAACCACACAAGCTTTCAGCCGGGGTTCCGTAGATTGCATACAGCCAACCGTCCTCATTCTTGAACTCCGTAACCTTCCGGTTGATATGCTGCATAACTTCCAGGGCAAACTCTCCGTCCTCTGCAATGGACTTGCCGTTGTAGAGCCGCTGCAACTCATTCAGTGCTGTGATACCGAAGGAAGCCGTCATGGGTTTCAGCAAGGGCTTGATTTTGTCAGACGGTTTGAGGTGTCCACCGTATACACCGCCCTCACAGTACATGATAGGATTGGTACTGGCTTTCATCTCACCTAGATATTCATAGGTACGCTTGTGAACCCCTCTAATCATTTCCAGGTAGTAGTCCAGGACTTCATAGAAGTCACGACTTTCGGCTCTGGCTTTTGCCAGAATCATAGGTAGGTGCAGAGAAACTGCACCGACATTGAAGCGTCCCACAAATACAGGCTTGTCATCTGCGTCCGCAGGCTTCATGCCGCCACGCTCAAACCACGGGGAGAGGAATGCACGGCAACCCATAGGGCTTATTACTCTACCGTACTTTTTGTACATCTCAGCCACATAGCCGTCACCTGTGAGGGATAGCCAGTCGGGATACATGGTCTTGCTACTGCAATCAATACCTGCTTCAAACACATCCTCACTGAAACCGCCCTTACCGTGAAGATTTTCGTCATAGAGGAAAACCAGTTTCGGGAACAGTACAGGTTTTTTGAATCCCGGCTTGCCCTCACCCTCCATGTGAACCTTGAAGAAAGTCTTACTTGCCATTTTGCCGAACACATCGGTAGCCAATCCGAAGGTCATAGTGATGAACGGATAATCGCCACGGGAAGAACCCACAGTGTTTAGCTTCATCTCAATACCCTGGAAGCCCTGTTCAAAATCGCGCTGCACTTTGCTCATAGCCCAGTCCTTTACGTCCTGGGAGAAGGTCTGTTGATTGCGGATTTCCATGTATTCAGCACAGTACTTCTTGTAGGACTTCTCTGCATATGGAGCCAGAATCTTGTCCACCTCTGGGACTGTGAAGCCACCGTACTGCTGTGACGCTGTAGCCAGGATAATATCTCCCAGAACGTCAAAAGCGGTATCAAGGGTTTTCGGCTCATTGTACCAGACATTGCCCATCTCAAAGCCGCCGCTCATAATAGAGGAAATGTCACACAGGCAGCAGTTCATAGTATCAAGGCGGGCTGACTGGTCATGGATATAAATGTATCCGTCCTTGCAAGCCTGCAACTCATCATTGGTCATAAAGAACTTGCGGTACAGTCGCTTATTCAGTTCGTTGAAAATCAGACATCTCTTCGTAGCAACTAAGGTGGAGTCCGTGTTTGCATTTTCCTTATCACCCAGAAAACGAATGGACTGAGATTTCTGATAGACCTCATCCATAATGTGAACGAAATCTTTCTTGAAGTTTCGGTAATCCCTGTAAGATTTTGCAATCTTCGGGTTGACCTCATCAAGAACCTGCTCCACAATGTTGTGCATATCCGCAACGTGAACCTGTTCCGGGAAACGCTCAGTAACAATAGCCATAACCTTAGATACAATTTCATGGTACTGTGTATCGTCCAATTCAATCATTGCACGGGCGGCAGACTTACTGACTGCATTGACGATCTTCTGACCGTCAAACTGCTCAATCGTACCGTCCTTCTTAATTACTTTCATGGAGTATAACCCTCCCTTCCTTTAAGGACTTCGAAACATTGATAACTCTCTGGTTGGTAGAACCTGCCCAGTGATAACCCACGTCCTTTAATGCTTCTTCAAAACGTCCATCTACCAGAACGTCAATGTAATTCAGAATCTCTCTGCCGTAAAAGTTCTCAGCCGTTACCTCTTCCCAGGTGTACCCTGTATAGAGCCAGATAGTTTTGTGCGGGAAGAACTGTTTGATCTTTTTTACAAGCCATAAAATCTGACAACGATTGACGGGGTGCAGCGGGTCACCCCCAGAGAGGGTAAGACCGCTGATATAAGGCTTGCTCAATTCCGTGCAGATTTCGTGGAAAGCTGCTTTGTCAAACTCAACCCCGTCTGTGAAATCCCAGGTGATAGGGTTCTGACAGTTCTTACAGTGGTGTTCGCACCCTGCAACCCAGAGAACTACCCGTAACCCGTCACCGTTGTTCATATCATCGTGTGTGATATTGTGGAAGTTCATTAAATATCGCCTACCTTACGATGAAGAGAGTTCTCCACCGTAAAGCCCTCTGGGTAACGGACTTTCAGTTTGTCAATGTTCATCTGCATGACCGTATCAATGTCCGTACCCAGTGCGTCACACGCTTCCGCAATCATCCAGAGACAATCTCCCAGTTCCTTTTCCATGTGTTCAAGGTTCACTTCATGCCCCTGGTACTTCTTCTGTAAGATACCTGCAACTTCTCCTGCTTCGCTGTTCAGACCGAACACTGCATGATACAGACGGTCAGCCTTACAATCGTATGGAATGCTGCAAGTTCTAATGGCTAATGCCTGGTATTCCTTGCCTGTCATATCAATCTACCTCTTTCTATTCTTCCTTACTTTTAGGGGTATCGCTCATTGAGTCATGTGCTGCAAGAATTGCTATCGCCGCAAGCAGTACTGCACCACCAATGACTCCAATGATGAAAGCCAGAATTGCAATCAATACTGTTACCATGACTGGAATCCTCCTTAGAACTCATCGAAATGTTTCTTGATACTCTTGTGGGTCTTATGAATTACCACCAACTGTGCCACTACGATAACAACGTAGAGAACACCTGCCAGAATCTCCGGGAGCAGGCATACCCACCATGCCCAGGTGATAACTCCCAGTAACTTTAAGACGATGAAAATAATCGTCAGAATCTCAGTAAATCCCATTATTTTGTCCTCTCTTTCTCTTCGTTCTTCCGTTTCTGAACGTATTCTCTGAACATTCTGGTATATTCGTAACTGTCTTTGAATACATGAGAAACGGCTTTGAGCATTTTAGGTTCATGCTCTTCGATTATGCTCAATTCATCCAGTAATTTTCGATTGAACGGACAACCTACACACCCCGTTCGGGTCATACCGTACTTTGTATAGCAATCGCTGTGCTGAATGCCGAAAAGTTCATCATAGTAAACTTCGTCTTTATCGCTATACCAAAATAACGGTCTGTACTGGTCGCATTCATCTTCTCTTGCTGTAAAGCAGGTTTTGTAGCTTGCAGACCTTATACCTTTTTCAGCTTTTCTGACTCCAATAATCATAAGGTCTATGTAGTTGTCCTTTATAAATTGAGCAGAAACTTCTTTCTTAGCATAAGTGCAGCACTTACTTGAAATTTTGAACCACGGGGGATTCTCAATCATAAATTCTTTCAGATACTTATGATAGTTAATGTTGAACATTGAGGTTTTGAAACCCGGTTTGTTTCTGCCATTACACCACCAATTTATTGCTCCCTGTGCTTTTGGGTATTCAGCCAATAGCTGCTCTACGGGTTTATCCTCCCATGTGAAGCCATGGCGTTGTAGCCGGGAAATCATATCTGATACAAACTTTGATAAGAAAGGTTGCCCGTATTCACTACACGAAAGAGGGATAGGCTTGATTGCTTTGATTCTTTCGATTTCAATATGATATTTCTCTTCAAGGTATTTCAGATGGTCTTTGGTTGCCTGGTACTCTAACCCAGTGTCGAACCAGATATATCTAACCTTTCGGTCTTTATCAATCTTTGAAATCAAATCAAGCATTATATCACTATCCTTCCCCCCCCCGATATAGAGCAAGCTATGCTGTCATAACGGGAAAGAACGGAATGTGCTTTTGCTACAGAATCAAAGATTGCAAAATTGCCATCTGCCTTTTCTAAAAGTTTCTGTACTTCCAAGTCCACGCCGTTTTCTTCCTCCTTAAATTTTGAAAATTCGTGCCGCCATCATGTCAGCGGTATGAGTCCACAGGACGTTCGGGTATTTCTCAATGGACTTTCCGTACTTATCCCAATTCTCTTTGTCATCAAAGGCTCCCATGTGCCAACGGATACAAGCCATTTCCTCATCTGTGAGATCAACAATCTTCTGTGCCAGAATCACGGACTTGTCACCGTGTCCTGGCAAAAGAATGTTGGGGTTGTAGCTGTATGTTCCATCCGGGTTGTGAATGTACGAATCACACTTACAGAGGTCATGGAGCATACCCACAATGTAGGGGCTTGCCTTGCGCTTCCAGTTCAGCCCCATTCGCTTTGTCAGAGAAAGCAGAGAAGAGGTTACTGTAAAGCTATGGTCAAACAGCCCGCCCTCATAGTTCCCGTGGTACTTCGTAGAAGCAGGAGCCGTAAAGAACCCCGCAGCCATCAACTGATTTTTCAGAAAGAAAACATCCGTACTGGACATTCCACCGCTCATCAGCTTCTCAAAAGCCTTGACACGCTTATCTCGTTCACTCATATTCTTCAATCCTTTCGTTTAACTTTATTAAATATAAACCATTGGAGAGTTCAAAGCTACACTTCTCCCTCTCCGCAGGTCATTTGATTAACCCAGAATCCTATCCAGGTCGAACTTCTTACCGCTTGCCTTTTCAGCAGGTGCAGCAGCCGGGGCAGTAGCCGCAGGCTTGCTTTCCTTCTTCGATGCAGGGGCTTCCGCTTCGTCAAAACCATCCGCAGGCTCCTTATCGCCCAGACGAACGAACTTGAGCATTTTACCCGGAGTCTTGTTAGACTCAACCTCTTCGTGGTCTACCTCACAGCGGATATAGTGACCGACAAGTTCCTCATGGTCAATTTCCGTCAGAGTGTAGTCATTCAATGCAGTCTTTGCGAAGTAACTGAAAGCGTTCAGACCTCCCTGGTTCGGCTCACCGTCTGCATTCAGCAGAGAGAAGCGTTCTGTGTGCTTCTGACCCGAAACAAGCTGCATAACAATCTCCATCTTGCCGAAGTCCTCTTTGTACTTGACCTCAACAATCTTAAAAACGTGGGTTCCCTTCGGAATAAGCGTGAACCCCTCACTCAGTCCAATCTTTGCCATTTTAAGTATCCTCCTTATAAGGTGTTTAATATATCCAGAGATTTCTTCTTGAGAGAATCAATACTCTGAGTACCAGGTGTATAAATCTGCTTGAACAGGTGTTCCAGAACTGTAACCACGATGGAGTTTCCTGCCATCTTGTAAATCTGTGTTTTGGAGATACCATTCATTGCAAGCAGTTCATAGGGAATACCCAGATTATCCAGTGCTTTCTCAAACGCTCCAATTCCGCTAAAAAGACTGAGGTATCTTATCATGCGGACTCCTTTCTGGCTTTCGGAGTAAAGCGGTACTGCGGTTCGGGTGTGCCATGATACTTCTCAATATCAATGCCGTCCTCCTGCATTTTCACCATATCGTAGCCAGGGTCTTTCATGGTCTTAGAGGTAACCCAGTCGAAGGAAGCACCGCTGATAGTAACGGTCTTATCGCCCTCCTTGAACTGGCTGATAGCTTCCTTCTTGAGTATATCGGTAATCGTCTTATACCTCTTCTCATCGTCAGCTACAGTACCCTTGACCTCATCAATGTGTTTCTTCAACTGCTCTGCTTCGGCAACCAGAGCAGCAATGTCAGTGTCCGGGGACAGGTTGTTATCACGCAGGACTTTCAGAATGTCTGCGTCCGCTTTCTCATCGAACTTCGGAGAAACACCGCTCTCAACATGAGTTTTCCACCACTTCTCAACCTTCTTGACGGTCTTTTTCAGTTCGGGATAACGCTCAGACAGCTTGAAAGGACGAACGATGGTGTTTTCAGTGCTACACTGATATGCGTCCGGGTTCTCATAGTCCTTGTCACCCAGGAAGCTACACACCATAATCACGTCATCTACACCCAGAAGGTACGCATAGAGCGCAGCCTGCAAAGCGTAGTACTCCGGAATATCCTCAACCCAATCCTCAGACCTCTTCGTGGTTTTCATCTCAAGAACCGTAGTAGGCTTGCCGTCCTTGTCAACCAGAAGATAGTCCCACATACCACCGAAGATAGGACTCTCTTTGAAGAAGTCACCCCAGGTTTTCTGGAAGTAGTCAGCCCCGTACACATCCGTAGGTGTGATGAGGTTGGTCATGAAATAAGACTTCTTCATAAACTCAGCCTGCTTCGGCTCAATCGTCTTACCTGCAACGGTATAGATTGTGTCCTCAAACGGCTCTTCGTAGGTTCTGGTGATTGCACACCAGGCATTGAACGGGGTTGTCCACTTGTTCAGCCCCATAATCGCCGCAAAGCGTGTACCCGTAATTTTCTTAGGACGCTTCGGCGGGGTGATAGTAATGGTCTTATCATCATTCCACTTCATTTTTCTTACCTCCTATGAACAGAAATCGTGTATCCACTTTCACGGACAACGCCGTGGTCACAGGGTTTTCATCGGCTTTTACCAGGTCACTCAAGTCAAACCCAAGGCTCTTGAGATATTCCATTGCCAGTTTTGCATTCTTCATATTGCTTACATTGGCAATCACATTCCTGTAGTTATCGGTAATACCCTTAATCATTTCATTCTTTCGGGCTTTGATACCCTTTCTGATTTCCGTTCTTCCGTCCTCAAACTCTTTAAGCAAACAGGAACGGATTTCAGCTTGAGAACTCATATTTGCCAGTTTATAAGAGATAGAACCGTAGTAACCACAGAGGGTATCAACCCCCGGATATTCCGCTTTCACCTTCTCTTTGAAGGATTCAGTCAGACTGTAAGCCTGCTGCATAAGAGCAGCAATACTGGTTGCCGTATCTTCCAGACCGATTCTCCCATTTCTCTCTGCATAGTAAGTGTTGAGAGCCTTTTCACTCTGGGTTTCTACTTCGGCTAATGCCTTTTCGCTCTGCGACTCCAACCACTTAATGATTTGTCGTTTTGTCATTCTTTGCTTCCTCCAACTCAACGGCTTTGTTCAGATACCAGATTGCTTTCTGCAAATCTTCCATACCGTTTTTCTTCTTGTGCCTATACACGTACTTGAGAGCGTTGCACACGCAAAAGTTCTGCGTGGCTTCTACTCCCTGGGTTTCCACCATAACGTCAATGCACTCAAACTTCCCGGTTTCGTAATGAGCGGGATGGTTTACATTGTCAGCCATGACTCAGCCCTCCTTACTCACCGTAGGCGGCAATCATCTCACCAAGGTTCTGAATAAGCTGCTCACACGCTGCACGGGTGACATGGGTGAAGCCATTGGTTTTCATGGCAATCTGCTGAACAAACTCTTCCTGGTCGGAATCCTTGTCCATCAGAGTCTTGCAGGCTTCTTTGAGTGCCTTAATCTGCAACTCATCAGCCTGTCCATCAGTACCCGTCATTTCCTTCTTAGCTTCCTCACGCTCCTTCGGAGTAGCAGGTGCAGCAGACTTCTTTTTCTTCTCCTTCTTAGCCGTTTCCGGGTTCGGAGCAGGAATCTCTTCTTCCTCTACCTGGTCATCAGAACCAAGGTTTGCGTCAATGTCATCGGGTTCAGTAATATCCAGAACTGCCATCCAGAGGTAACGGCGCAGGTAGGTAATGGAAGAGCCAAGAGCTTGCATAGGGTTGGTGACTTCCTTGCCCTGGTTACTGATAATGGGCTTGACCTCACGATAGGGAACGGTGAAGGTCATCGGGGCTTCCTCAATGTTGTCAGCGTTGAACACGCTCATAACAGCCTTGTCATCGGTGAACTCAATATTGGTGGTCAGACCGACACGGGCGAAGATACGGATTGCCGGGGGAACAATATCCTCTAACTCAAAATACTTGAACTCAAGGTGCATATTCTTACCCGACTTCTGTACCTTCTGGTTCAGAAAGTACAGTCTTGCTTTCGCCAACTTCTGGCGCACGTTCATTGCTTCATAAATATTAGCCATTGCTAATGTCCTCCTTAATCGAATAATGCTAAAGATTTCTTTTTCAAGGAATTGATTCTCCTTGTATTCCTCCGAGGCGGTTTCACACCCAGGAACTCACGGATATTCTTCTGTGCCAGTTTCAGATACCAGTTACGGTCTACCACATCAATAGACAACTCATTATTGTTGTCTACCATGCAGTGAACTGGCAGACTGGGAACTTTTGCAGCCTTGCCTGTTACAGCGTGGGTCTTGTAGATAGTTCCATACCGTCTGTCTGCCGTTGCATAGACCCGGTTGACCTTTTGGACAGGAACCTGTTCATCACCTACCATCTGATAGCACCCGGAATACTTACCTCCAACCTTTGCGATAATCTGAAAGTCCAGGATATTCTTACTTGCCATTATCGTTTCTTCTGGGTCTACACCCTTTACAAAGTAATCCTGTATGGCTTTTGCCACTATCACAGCGTTGTTGTTGATATTCCATGCGCCACCACTCATGTTCTCCCAGGCAGGGAGTCCCATTTTGGTAAAGTCAATGTTTGCATTGGTCAGAATACCTCTCACCAGTGCGCCACCCTTGACCTTCGGCTTACCGTCACCCACAGGAACCTCAACGTAGTTGTTTACATCTCTCTGCACAATTTTCTGAATGAAATCCTCTTCCAGTTCAAACCCGGTTCTGTCCTGCCATTCCTGGGTAATTTCCTGCCATTTTGCTTCATCGGAGTTGTCGAAACTTACCATGATACCATCCGTGTTAAGCTGAATGATTTTCAAAGTCGGACACTCACTGACCAAGTGCATTGACAGTTCCAGTAGGAGAAGCTGTCCTGTGATACAAACTGAACGTCCCATCAGAGGGTCATACAGGTCATTGAAAGCCACGCCATCTTTACCGTTAAGCATGGTTCCGTAGGTGGTGTTCAGTACCAGTTTCAGAGCGTTTGCTGTGACCTTATCCCCGGCTTTCTTCGCCTGTACTCTCTCTTCCAAGGTATCTACATACACCTGCGGGGACGGGATATTGCGACTACAGAAGCCGTATTTCTGTCCCTTTGAGAGAGGAATGGTCATCAAGTGCGGGTAATAACTTGCCACGTCCTTGTTTCGGATTGACCTACCCTCAGTAGCTTCTTCCACATAAGTAGGAATTGCACCGTGGATACCTCCGTAGGCTATCGTACATTTGCACTCACCAATGGAAAAATCCAGGGCGGCTCCCTTGTGCTTTACACCCTGTTCATCGTAGCCACCAAACAGAAGGTAGTTCGGAATGTTCGGGTCATGCAGCTTGTCAAAGAAGTCAAATACTTCCTGCGGAATATACTGCCGAAGCAGCTTATCTGGATACTGATAATCTCTTTCGTCTGTCCATGGCTTCTCTGGTTTCTGGGCTTGCAGGTACACGCTTGTCAGTTTGGCATTGGTCATATACATAGCCTGCCTGTCTGTCAAACCACGCTTCCTGCCTACAGCCACTTTGTTATCCAGATAACCTTGCCGCAACTTGAAAAGAATCTCTGTTGCGTCCACATCGTACTTACAGTAGTAAGTAGTCTGTGCCTTTTCTGATTCAGAGAGAACATGGTCAACATTGAAATCAACCTCTGTTTCCTCAATCGGGATACCCAGGTGGGCTTCAATCCCTTTAAGGGATACCCCGTCCTGGCAATCATCCTTGAGGTCGAAACTGTCAAAATAGACCCGGTACTCTCTCAGAGCGGGAATGTCCCACCCGTTTAATTCGTGAACAATGATGAGGTCATTTATCTCCTTCACCTGTTCCGGGGTGAACCCACACATAACTGCCTTGAGTATGTGGTTATCGTAGTGCTTGTTATTGAAGCCACCCAGATACGGGTTACGCTCCATGAAAGCCAGAACTTCATCATTGTCATTCCAGATAACCGTGTACTCTCCCGTGGCTACTTCTTTGAACACAAACAGCCAGTCATGGGCAAATACCTCACAGTCGAATATGTAGGTTCCCTCAACCATCGTTATACCGCCCTTCTTCCAGAGCCTTTTGTACCTGCAAGAGTTCTTGCCTTGCCTGTACGCAACGGCGAATTATTGACGCTTTGGAGTGTTCGGGAGGAATTACGCCCCACTTGCCGGGTTCGACTCCCATACTCTCTTCTACGCCTGCCAGAAGAATTTGAGCCGTAGTGAAGTGGTTCTTCACATTCTTCGTCATCTTCATCTTCGTAGTCCTCCAAGTCATACCACCAGTTATTTGCCCAGGAGAACAGTGCCAGGTATGCCATACACAGAACATTGATGAAGAGCATTGTCATCCCGTAGACTTCATCATCCAGAGCGCAGGCAGTGAACAGCCACGTTATGCCTACGATATATCCGACTGTTTTCAGAACTTTATTCTTCATGTCAATCTCCTATAAATTCGCACCCGCACTTCCTGTAACTGGTACATCGTTGTTTGAAAGATTTTTGCAATGACCGTATGCAGTCCACATAGTCATAAGCTATTGGCTGCTCCTTACCGTCAAAGGTTCGGGCAATACGTCCTACACTCTGAACTATTACTGCGTAGTCTTTCTGGGGGGTTGTTAAGTACAATCTGTCCAGTCTGGGAATGTCCAGACCTTCTTTTGCCAGGGAATATGTTGCAAACAGATACCGTTTCTTGCCAATCCTCATATCCTCAATAGCCTGTTCCCGTTCAGCTTTCCGCTTCTTACTGGTCATCTTTCCATCTATCACCGCTGCCTGCGCCCTTAACTTCAAAGGTAACTGCTCATATAGGTATTTGAGATGGTCAACTCTTTCTGATAGAATCAGATTGAAATGCTCACGGTTCTCAATTAAGTCATCAAGAATAATCTTGTTTCGGCTCTCACATTCTGTGAGGTAGGTAATCATTTTGCAGTAGTTAATTGTGCCGTCACTGTTCAGATAAGCAGGACTCAGTTTCACGTCCGTACCTTTCGGCAGAACACTTACTGTCATAACCCTGGACTTCACTGCTTCATCTGGAACAGTCCATACTACTTGACCTAACATTGCGTAGGTTGCTTTTATCATGCCGTCCGAACGATGGACGGTTGCTGACAGCCCGAACTTATGTCTGGCACACAGCGTATTCAGCACCTTTGAGAACTGGGTTACCGCTGTAGGTGTACCGCTTACTCTGTGACACTCATCCACAATCACGCAGTCCCACTCATCTCTATATTGGTCTAAGTCCAATTTGCACATGGTCTGGATTGTGGCGAAGGTCATAGCCTCGCCGATATTGACCTTTCCTTCGGTTATCGTTCCCAGTAGTTTCGAATCAACGTACTGTTCTGCACGGCTCTTGCTCTGCGTCAGCAGGTCTTTGGTATGTGTCAGCCAGAGGGTTTTTACCCCTAACGCACACGCCAGGGCAATTCCCATCTGAGTCTTACCAGACCCGGCAGGGGATTGTAGAATGCCGTAGTGGTTTATCAGCATTGCCGCAACTGCTTCTTCCTGGTAGTCATACAGCGGAACCTTACCGCCGTAGTCAACCTTCTTCGGCTCTTTGAACAGCTTCTTCACATCTCCTTCCAGAAGCGGCAGAATTGCTCTCAGACACCCGAATGGGAGAATCAAGCTATTACCGTTCACCTCATAGAGATAAAGCGTTCGTGGGGTATTCCCAAGCCACAGGTGCATTCGTGCTTTTTGCTGATACTCTGGGTTTGTCATTTCCAGATTCTCTTTGCACCACTTAATCAGTTCGGGTGAGGGGTCAAGGATTTTCAATCGGCTCCCGATTTCTATAAACATCCATTTCCTCCAACCACTCTTGAAAGGTCTTGTACTCTGGAAACTCTGACTCTGTAATGCTACCCTGTCCGTAAAGCTGCCGCAGACATAACTCATCGAAGTGAATCATATAAATCTGTCCGTCATTCAGCTTCATAGCAAAGTAACAATGCTCATTGCCCTGGGCTTCCCACATGGTCATAGCCGCTTCCTGGTTCGGCTCAATCCGGGATAACGGAAAGCGGTTGTTAGAACATACCTTGCAGTCAATCAAGACTGCTATGTTATCCCGAACCGCAAGCACGTCTGCGGGTTGTCCTACCTGGTTTTGTGCCAGATTGTGCGCCCAGAAACCTTGCTCTGCCAGAAGTTCACACAGTTCCTCTTCAAAGTGGTTTCCCATTGTTTTGTTCACTTGCTTCATAGGCTTCTGCTCCCATTGCACCTCACAAGGAGGTGCAGATTAACGATTCTTGATTTTGAAAGCGGGGCGAACGCCAAAAGAGTACGAAGCGCCGTCGTTGTCCGCATAACCGCTGCCGTTGACAAAGGAGAAGTAAGTAGCGGATTCTCTGACCTTGTTCATCAGCCAGTACCACTGTAAGTTCTCATACTTGCTGCCATCGAACGCCATACGGTTTCTGCGCTTCTTCATAGGCTCCCACTGCTTCACATACGGGCTTTCGTACTCACCATAGTAGTTCTCTCCGAAAATCTCTTTCTCAGTCGGCAGACGGAGCAGATCACCGTTGTCAAACGGAGCCATCATAGCCTTGAGTTCTGCCGGGAAGAGATTCAGAATCTCACCATTCAGCTTCTTATGCAGGTCACTCTCTTCGTAACCTCCTTCGTTGGTACGGGTGCTGTTCATTGGGCACTCACCAGGCAGGCAATCAACCAGGCAGAAAATCATGCCGTCCTCTTCCTGCTGCATAGCCATAGCCTGCGCCTTCACACCGTCCGTGAGTTTGACCTCGATAATATCTCCAACCTTAAAAGTATCAACGTCAGACTTAATCATTCTTTTTACTTTCATTGTGTTTTCCTCCACTTGTACGGCTTACCGTATTTTTCTTGATACCAGATTTCAAACTTCTTGCGGTTTTCCTCATCTTTGAAGTATTCCTTTACCCTGTCAGCAAGGACAGAACAAAGTGCGCTTCCTTCTAATGTGCGAAGCATTAAGCCCCATCAACGAGGACGGAACCATTTTCATACTTGTCCAGAATATCTATGGACAATTCAATGATTGCGTCCGCTTTAGTACCGTTTCTGGTTCCCGAAATTACTGAACTCATCTCTGTCTTATCAGTCACAATACCCCGCAAGGCAAGCTGACCAATCAACCAGACGTAAGACAGCTTGTGCTTTTTAAGCCGCTCACGAATGTTTTCACGTTCCTCCACGTTTTCGCTTCCTCCTTTCATATTAGAATCTTGTAAACTAAAGTTGACAACAGAATCTCCAAAGGTTATAATGAAGCTACCACACCCATATACCATTGAAAACTCTGCGGGGTAAAATTTACAGCCCGGAGGGGCTATTTCTTATACCCTGTAAACAACTTTTGTTGACATATTCAATATAGTAGAGATTTCCCAAATTGTCAACAGGTATTTTAGAGTTTTCCCAAATTTATTTTTAGGAGGGTTCTTATGGATACCTTAGAACGCATTTTGGAGTTACAAAAACAGTCGGGATTAACAGTAAAAGCCCTTGAAGCTGCTACAGGTATATCTAATGGCAGTTTTAGCAAATGGAAAAAGGGAACATATGCGCCCAGTGCCGAAGCTGTACTAAGACTGGCTAAATATTTTCACGTTTCTACTGACTATCTATTCTGTTTATCCGATTCACCTTATCCGAAAGTAGAGATTTCCCTAACCGAAGAAGAGCAATTACTGCTTGACGCATTTCGTTCCGCTTCCACGCAAGGCAGATTCAATATTATTACCACCTGTATGTGCGAGAAGCGAAAAGGGGGCAACGAAAGTGCCGGGTAATTGATTTTATAGAATGGAGGAAGAACCATGTATGAGGATATAAAAACAGCCTGCCTATACGTTAGATTCTCAAGCCATAATCAGACTGAGCAATCTATTGAAGGGCAGACCCGTGTTTGCCGTGATTTCTGCAAGCGGCATAATATTAGAATTGTAGAGATATATGCTGACAGAGCCACGTCTGCCAGTAAAGACATTGAGAAGAGAGTCCAGTTCCTCAAGATGATAAAATACTCTGAGAAGGGCTTGTTTGACGCTGTAATCGTATACAAACTTGACCGCTTCGCCCGTTCCCGGTATGACTCAGCCACCTACAAATATCGCTTGAAGCGTAACGGGGTACAGCTTATTTCAGCCACAGAAAATATCAGCAATGACCCAGAAGGTATCATTCTGGAATCAGTGCTTGAAGGTATGGCTGAGTTCTACAGTGCCGAACTCTCCCAGAAAATTAACCGTGGTATGAGAGAGTCAGCCTATAAGCATAACTCTATAGGAGGGGCAGTCCCTCTGGGATACAAGATTGAAGATAAAAAACTGGTGATAGACCCTAAAACGGCTCCCCTTGTGAAAGAAGCCTTTGAGAAATATGCGGGCGGAGAAACGGTTGCTGAAATCTGCCGTCAATTTAATGCCCGTGGGTACAAGACCTCAAAGGGTACAGCTTTCGGAAAGAGTTCTTTCACCAAAATATTTCGTAATGAGAGATACATCGGAGTCTACACCTTCCATGACTACCGAGCAGAGAACGCCATACCTGCTATTATCGACAAAGAACTCTGGGATAGGGTGCAACTTAGAGTCGGTAAGATTAAAAATGCACCTGCCCGGAACAAAGCAAAAGTGGTCTACTTACTTAGTGGTAAAATCTTCTGCGGACATTGTGGTAGTAAAATGAACGGAAATTGCAATGCGGGAAATTACTATTACTATCAGTGTTACGGAAAGAAGAACGGCAATGTTGATTGCAATAAAAAGAATATCCGTAAGGAGTTCATAGAAAGACTGGTTGCCCAAGACGCACTATCGCTCCTTACAGATGAATATATAGAACAGATTGCTTCTATTGCCTGTGAAAAGAATCAAAATGAGATTGAACTGGATTCAGCCCTTCCAACTATTCGTGACCGTATCCACCAGGTAGACGTATCCCTCAACAACCTTCTGAAAGCTATTGAGTCGGGATCAGCCCCAGATATGCTTGTAAAGCGTATGGGTGAATTAGAGAAAGAAAAGAAAGACCTGCAAGCACAGGCTAAGAAAGAATCTGAGGATATTGTTGAACTGGACAAAGCCCAGGTTATTTATTGGTTAGAACAGTTTCGGGGCGGCAGTATTGAAGATGAAGAGTTTTGCCGTATGCTCATTGACCTTTTCGTAAACTCCGTCACTGTATGGGATGAAGATGACGATACCTATAAGGTCACAGTGGCTTATAATCTAACCTCTTTACCGACAAAAACGTACCGCCTAAATAAAGACGGCACGTTGTCGGATTTCGCTTCCAATGCACCAGCTTTGAGGGCAGGAATGAATATATCTCCCGACTTTGCAGCTTCCCGCTGCTTATCCTTGACGATTTTGGAATGGAACGGGGAACGGAATACGGCTTAGAGCAGGTCTACAACGTGATTGACAGCCGTTACCGCAGCGGCAGGCCGCTGATCGTCACGACTAATCTCACGCTGGAGGACTTGCAGCACCCGGAGGACACCGCCCACGCCCGCATTTATGACCGTCTGATTGAAATGTGTTCTCCTGTCCGCTTTACCGGGAGCAACTTCCGAAAAGCCACGGCGCAGGAGAAAATGGGACAACTGAAAAAGCTGATGAACAGAAAGGAGAGCCGCCTATGACCAACACCCCAAAGAATGACCGCAGCACCCGCCGCCCGGATTGCGTGACGGAAATCCGCATAGGTAATTCTGTCCTTGTCGTTTCCGGCTATTTCAAGCAGGACACCACCGCCACCGCCGCCGATAAAATGCTGAAAGTGCTGGAAGCGGAAGCTGCTACACAAAAATCGGCAATTTGACGGGACGTAAAGAAGCAGAAAGGACTGTACAGCCAGCCCCGGCGTGTGGTATGATAGTCATACGGAATAGTGGGGCTGGCTGTCGGAAATGGAGGACACTATGTTAAGACAGACCACCCGAAACCTTATTACCGCCCTTTATCCGAGATTATCCCACGAGGACGAGCTGCAAGGTGAGAGCAATTCTATTTCAAACCAGAAGCGTATTCTTGAAACCTATGCGAAGCAGAACGGCTTTTCCAATCTGCAATGGTACACAGATGACGGTTATTCTGGGGCGAACTTTGTTGAGGTAAGATAACGTAACCTTTTTTGCAGAGGGTGTTATCTTACCTCTTTTTGATGTATGTTAGATAGCATAACTCTTTACGTCGGCTCCAATCTGTCTGAAATAGGAGATACTTTCAGTAGGCTTGTCGCCTGTATCAACTCTGCCGACAAAGCTATAAAAGATTTCGATTTTGCGGGTGTTCGTTTCCTTATCCAGTTCGTGAATAAGAATGCGGTCAATAAATTCATGGACGTTTTCGTAGGTCAGTTCGGTAATGGCGGTGTATTTGCGTACCAGTGCGACAAACCTTTTCACGTCCGCGCTGCGCTCGGTGGCGTTGTCAATTTCCTGTGACAGTTCCGCAATCCTCCGGGTCAGCGTCTTTTTTTCTTCGTCATAGCCGGAAGTCAGAAAAGCAAATTGTTCATCTGAAAGTTTCCCTAAAGCGTTGTCCTCATAGAGCTTGCGGAACAAGATATTCAGCTCGCTAATCCGGCTCTGCGCCTTGTCAAGCTCTTTCCGTTGCTGCGTCAGCGTCTTTTGTACTGCCTTTGCGCTGCACTCGTTGGCGGTTTCGATAAACTCCTGTTCATGCTCTTTCACATAGGACAATACCCTTTGTAAATCGGCAAGGACAAGTTCTTTAAGGACGCTCTTTCGGATATAATGGGTAGTGCAAAGCTCGCCAGTCCTTATCCTGTTTCGATACTTGCCGCAAGTGTAGGCGTGTTTGCGTTCCAGTGTCCCGGCTCCCTGTTGCAGATACATTTTATAGCCGCAGTCCCCGCAAAAGAGAAGCCCCGAAAAAATGTCAATTTCATCAACCTTTGTAGGGCGGTGTTTGGTGGCAATCCGTTTCTGTGCAAGCTCAAAGGTTTCTTCATCAATCAAGGGTTCGTGTGTGTTGGGGAAGAAGTAACGCTTTTCCTCCGGGTTCTTCTTCGTCTTTTTCGATTTGTAAGATACCTTATAGCTCTTGCCTGTAATGGTATGCCCCAAATACTCTTTACGCGCCAGAATGTCATAGAGCGTCTTATCCGGCCAGTTGTAAATACAATTCGGGTGTGGGCGGGGGTGCCTGTGGCTTCCTGTGCGCCTGTACTGCAATTCTGCAACAGTCAATACCTCATGTTCCCGTAGCCAGTTCTGGATTTCGCAGATACGGTCGCCGCGCACATACATAGCGAAAATCTGTTTTACAATGTGCGCCGTTTCCGGGTCGGGCAATAGATGATTGCGGTCGTTGGGGTCAGCTATGTACCCATAAGGCACTTGCCCGTTGACGCGCTCGCCTTTCTGCGCCTTTGCCTGTTTGACAGCCCGGATTTTCTTTGAAGTGTCGCGGGCGTAAAACTCGTTGAACCAGTTCCGCAGAGGGGTAAACTCGTTATCTTCCCTTGCTGTGTCTACACCGTCGTTAATGGCAATGTAGCGCACTTCATATTCGGGAAAAACAATCTCTATCAGCTCCCCGGTTTTCAGATAATTACGTCCCAGACGGGAGAGGTCTTTTGTTATGACGGTCGCCACGTTCCCGGCTTCAACTTCGTGCAGCATGGCTTGAAGCCCCTCACGCTCAAAGCTCACGCCGGAAAATCCGTCGTCTACGAAAAAGCGCGTGTTGAAAAAGTGGTGTTCGTCAGCATACTTTTGTAAAATCATCTTTTGGTTCTGTATGCTCTCGCTTTCCCCGGCCTGCATATCTTCCTGGCTCAATCTGCAATATAAAGCGGTAATCTTGTCTGTCTGTAACATTTTGTCCTCCTTTCCGACGACAGACAAGCATGGCATTTGTACTGTCTATATTATACCACATACCGCTGCCTGTGTCATGTATAAAATGTGAAGAAACGCCCTATTTCCGGGCGTTTGCGGGGTTCAGTTCCATGTCTTTGCGAATGAGTTTTTTTATCTTTTTATCCAGTGTGTCCGTTGCGCGTTCACTTGCGGACGAACATACAAGGTAAGTAACTTTTCCTATTTTATGCTCCGTTGTGGTAACGGGCGTTTGGTTTTGCGTCAAAGAAAATCCCCCTTTCTTTCGCAAACATATAATACAGTCTATGAATAGCAGCAAGTCCACTATTCAATAAAACAAAGGCTTTAATCGGACGGTTATTAGCATAACCTCATGGGAATTTCACCCCGGCATGGTTCTCATGCAGCCCTACCCATTGCCTGCGACGCTCTTAACGCTCGGACTGTGGCTGTAAGGAAGTATCATTGTATATTCTGCGTGTCGTCGCCCGCAAGCCGCTACACTTGCTTTCCGGCGCGGTGTTGGTCGCTCGGCTGTCCGGGCGGGGATAACCTCACCCGGATAGCGTCATGGCGCACCCGCCGTATGGCTCGGCGCAAAAGGAACGTATCCGATTTGCCCTATGCTGCGCCGCCGTTATCTTGCGCCGCTTTCTTTGTCAAGGTTCAGAATGGCTTTGCTGCCGCGTCAGCAGCGGAACGGAAAAGGGGGAGAGAGAAAGCGTCCCGCCGCCGCTGCGGTTTATTCCTCTGCCTTAAAGGTGAGGACAGCCATCATCAGTTTTGCTTGCAGCCGTTCCCGAATGTCGTGGTCTACGCCGAAATAGACATTCCCGCGCTCGTCGTACAGCTTCCGCATGGAGAGGCGGGCTATGTAGCCGCTGAAATGCTGCAAGACAATCTTCATAGCGTCCGGGTCGCCCTTTGTCGCTACCACAATGACAGGATAGGGAACAAGGGCATTTTCCGGGTAGCCGGGTTCGTTACCATTCGTCCCATTCATCAGCATTTTCCTCCAGATATTTTCTTAATCTCTCAAAAGAGCTTGTCCGCCTGTACTGTATCGTGCTTCTCGACGTATTGAACAGTTCCGCAATCTCGGTATCGTTCATTCCCTCGAAGTAATACAGCAGTATGGCTTTGCGCTTTTCTTCCGGCAAAGTACGGATTGCTTCAAGAAGCAGCTTTGGCGTGATTTTCTTCCCGGCTTTCTCAAAGACGGTTTCAACAGTTTCCCGTTTGAAATATTCATCAAACGTATGAAGCTGTCGCGCTTCGTCTAAGGTCATGTCGGAAAAGGTCACTTCCTTTGCCCTGTGTCTGCGAAGCTCTCTATGAGTGTCGCACGCTTCATTGTGAAGTACCGTATTACAAAACTTCTGAAAAGCACACTGTTTGTAAAACTCCCTGCTGTTAGGTTCCACATTCTCACCTCCTTTCTCGTTGGAAAGTTGGTGGTGCTTCCCCCTTTTCGCGGGGCAATACGGCGGTTTTCAAAAACGCCGAAGATTTTTTGAAATTTCTTCAAAAAATTTTTTGAGCAGCAAAATGCGCCTGTCCGAAAAGCCCGGACAGGCGCATTGGTATTGTGAGTAGTATTTAGATGATTAGACAGTTCATATATACAAGCGTAATTTCCCCCGGTGGTGGTCGGGCTTTTTTTGATGTGTCAATGACCGTCGGATTTTGTCGATATGGTATGTGCTTCATGGCGGCTACCTCCTTTAGCCGCCGCTTTTAACAGTGATACCGCGTCATTTCTTGAGAAGATAAAAAGAAACGGCGGCTTTGATTTTTCAAAGCTGCTGCGGAAATCAAAGAACGACAAGCAACAGTTCTGATTTTGCTCCAATATGGTTATTGGGGGCACAAATTAAATCAAAAAAGAGCCGATAACAGCAGTATTTCAAACTGCATATTATCGGCTCTGCGTCTGTGCGTCTGGCTCTTTTAATTAAATTATTTTTGTTGTTTTTTGGCTTTATTATATGTATTAGCTAACTGTCCACAAGCTGCTTTAATCTCTCTACCATGAGAAACTCTCATGGTAACTTCAAGTCCTGTTTGCTCTAATTGATGTTTGAACGCAACCATTTCTTGTTTTTGTGGTGCTCTAATTTTTGAATTACTCGTCGGGTTGTATTGCAGCACGTTAATCATAACATTTTTGCCCTTAAACCATTTTGCAAGTTGCCTTATATCTGAGGAACGGTCATTTATACCTGGTAAAAGCAAATACGCAAATACCACTTTTCGATTATGCCTTTGTGAATAGGACAATGCTTGCTTAACAACATCTTCAATAGCGTACATGTGCATATGAGGAATGATACAGTTTCTCACAGCCTGTGTTGCTGCATGTAAAGATATTGTCAACTGAATTTTTAGATGTTCTTCGCGCAATTTTTTTAATTGATTAACTGGACCAACTGTTGATATGGTAATGCCGTCGGTTGGAAAGTTAAGTCCATTTCTATCTCGAAGAATATGGATTGCTGCAATCAAGTTGTCGTAATTGAATAAAGGTTCTCCCATTCCCATAAAAACGATACGATTTACTTTTTGACGTATCAATATGACCTGCTGCACAATTTCAGACGGTGTTAGATTACGAACGAAACCATTGCGTCCGGACTCACAAAAAATACAGCCAACAGAACAACCAACTTGCGTACTTACGCAAACAGTCCCACCATCTCGCCGTTTAATAAAAACCGTTTCGATATACCTGTTGTCTTTCAATTCATAAACATACTTTTCAGTATCGCTACTTTTATAGACTTTTTTTGTTGATATTGATAGATTTTTTTTGTGAAATGGCTGTTTATACAATTTCGCATATAAGGCTCTTGCTTTATCCTCTCCAATTACTTCCGACATTTCTTTGTAAGTAAATCCGTATGGGTCATTCAATATTTCCGTAGGTGTACTTTTAGGTAAGTGTTTCATTTAATATCCTTCCTTTTCAAAATTAAAAAGTTTGTTTTTCAGAGTTTTTGATTATGATTTCTAATTTTTCAACATCAACGATATGTGTTAATTTACATTTAGGGCAGAAAAGAGGAAAATTTCTTAATACCGTATTATAAAATACTTGAACCCTCGTCTTTCCGTTACAAATTGGACATTTTATCCAATATTTTTCAAGCATAATATTTCTCCTTTTGCGCAAAAAAATACAGGTCAATTCTCAACATGAGCATTGACCTGCATTTATACATATAACACTACAACAAAATTAAGGCATAGTTTTTATACTATGTCTATACATCGTTAGTTTTGTTGTATAGCATACGCAAAATAAGCATGACAAAAAAGCCCATATTGAAAATGGGAAAAATCTTTTTTAATTTCAATGCTTATCGAATACGCATGCTATGTAACATAAACATTTCCCCCCTTTTAATAATACTATACAAAAAAAGCGGCTAGTTGTCAACATATACATATGAATTATTTTAGTCAACTGATAGAACAGTGTAGACATATCCAAGAGGAAAGGTGAACAGTAAAATGTAATAGGATGAATAATTATGGCAAAAAGACCAGTACCGAAATACGACTTCAAGGCTTTTGGGGCAGCGATAAAGGCGGCGCGGACAGGGCGCAAGGAGAGCCGCAAGAAAGTAAGCGACGAAATGTTTATCTCGCCGCGTTACCTTGCGAACATTGAGAACAAGGGGCAGCACCCAAGTTTACAGATTTTCTTTGAGCTTATGCTCCGCTACAATATATCCGTAGACCAGTTCCTTTTGGAAACGCCGCCGGAGAAGAACACGCAGCGGCGGCAGCTCGACGCGCTTCTTGACGGTATGAGCGATACAGGCATACGGATTGTGACCGCAACGGCAAAAGAGATTTCCGAAGTCGAAAAAGAGGGCGAATAGGAATGTCCGGCTTAAAACTGAACAGGATTTAGAAAGCGTTGCAATCTTTTTTGAATTGCAGCGTTTTTCTTTTGCGGAAGTTTGGCAAAATAGCTTTTTCTCCGTAGTAAGGGATAAGGGCATAAGGGATAAAAACATTCGTAGCAAGCATAGGAAGCGGGTACCCACTTCCGTATTTTCGCCCTCCCGCGCTGCGGCGCGTCGGTTGAAAATGGCTTGTTGGGAAGTGTCCCAAACCCTCGGAACGGAAAGGAAAGGAGCGAAGCAATGGACGGACGGAAAAGGACGGTGCAAATCAAATTCAGAGTGACGGAAGCGGAACGGGATTTAATACTGGAAAAAATGAAGCTCGTACCCACCCGGAACATGGCGGCGTATCTGCGGAAGATTGCCATTGACGGGTATATCATTCAGATAGACCACGCCGATATAAAGGCAATGACCGCAGAGATACAGAAAATCGGTGTCAACGTCAACCAGATAGCCCGCCGCGTGAACGCGGCGGGGAACGCATACCAAGAGGACATAGAGGAAATAAAGGGGGTGCTTGCGGAGATATGGCGGTTACAAAGATTAAGCCTGTTAAAAGCACCCTAAGCAAAGCCCTTGACTATATCGAAAACCCGGACAAGACGGACGGGAAAATGCTCATATCCTCTTTCGGCTGCTCCTATGAAACGGCAGACATTGAGTTCGGCTATACCCTCTCGCAAGCACTGGATAAGGGCAGCAATTTAGCCTTTCACTTGATACAGTCCTTTGCGCCGGGGGAAGTGGACTATGAGAAAGCCCACGAAATCGGGAAGCAGCTTGCCGACGCGGTGACAAAGGGGCAGCATGAATATGTTGTGACGACGCACATTGACAAGGGGCATATCCATAACCACGTCATTTTTTGCGCGGTGAATTTTGTAGACCATCACAAATACAATTCCAACAAAAGGAGCTATTACGGCATACGGAACATGAGCGACAAGCTGTGCCGGGAAAATGGCTTGTCCGTCGTCGTCCCCGGCAAGGGCAGCAAGGGAAAGAGCTATGCGGAGTACCAGGCAGAAAAGACGGGTACAAGTTGGAAAGGCAAGCTAAAGATTGCCGTTGACGCGCTTATCCCCCAAGTTTCCAGTTTTGAGGAATTGCTAACGCGGTTACAGGCGGCGGGCTATGAGATAAAGCCGGGGAAATATGTTTCATGCCGCGCCCCCGGACAGGAACGCTTCACCCGCCTAAAAACCCTCGGCGCAGACTATACAGAGGAAGCCATAAGGGAACGGATAGCGGGCAGACGGGCAAAGGCGGCGAAAGCCCCCAGAGAGCAGCGCGACGTTTCGCTGCTTATCGACATTGAGAACAGTATCAAGGCGGCGCAGAGTAAGGGCTATGAACAGTGGGCGAAAATCCACAATCTGAAACAGGCAGCTAAAACCATGAATTTCTTGACGGAACACAAGATTGAACAGTACGCGGATTTAGTCAGCCGGATTGAGGAAATGTCAGCGGAAAGCGGACAGGCGGCAGACGCATTGAAGAACGCGGAAAAGCGGCTTGCGGACATGGCGGTGCTTATCAAGAATGTTTCCACCTACCAAAAGACAAAGCCCGTCTATGACGCATACCGCAAGGCAAGGAACAGGGAGAAGTACCGCGCCGGACAGGAACAGGCGATTATCCTACATGAAGCCGCCGCAAGGTCGTTGAAAGCGGCGGGCATTGCAAAGCTCCCGAACCTTGCCGCGCTGCAATCGGAGTATGAAGCCCTCCAAGCGCAGAAAGAAGCCCTTTACGCCGACTATGGGAAGCTGAAAAAGAAAGTCCGGGAATATGATATTATCAAGCAGAACATTGACAGCATTTTACAGGCAGACAGGCAGCCGGAACGTGAAAAGGGAACAGAGCGCGGATAAGGATAGCAAAATCCCCGCCGCTGTGCTATGATAAGGCTATCAAATACAGACAGGAGCGTTGAAGCATGGAAAACCAGAAAATGCCGGAATATGAAACCATACGCGCCGCCGTTGCCGGGGAAAAATGGGCGGTGGAGAAAGTCGTGGAGTGCTACAAGGACGAAATCGACAGGCTATCGACGGTAGCGGTCAGACAGCCGGACGGAAGCACGAAACAGGAAATCAACGAAGATATGCGCCAGTCTATCACAAAGAAGCTGATAGAAGCCCTCCCGCAGTTCCCACTTGAAGAAATGGAAAAGGGAAATGTCAGATAGGCAAAAAAAGAACAGGACGCGGAAGCCGGTATATGACTTCCGCGCCCTGTCTTTTTATGGGTGCTGTTTTCGTGAATGTTACGCAGTAGAACGCCATTTTCGGGGATAAAGGTATAAAGTATCGCCTATCCGATTTTCACGCCCGGAAAGCCCTGTAAATCAAGGGATTTTCCGCGCCTACTGCGTAACAGGGGTGCGTCTTTTCCTCATGCGCTCGGCGGCTTGTCTGCGGGTGATACGCTTCCGGCAGACGGGGCAGTATTTGACACTGTTAGAGGTTGACGCAAAGAACGCGCCGCACTCGGTACATTTCTTCTTATCCCCTGTCTGGTAAAGCTCCGCATAGAGCAGCCTGTCGGCGGGAAGCACCGCAACCCGGAACCACTTGCAGAGAAGCGAATAGGAAATGAGCTGCGGACATACGCATTCGTCTCCGTCGTCCAGTAAGATACAGTTCCCGTTATCATAGTTGCAGCACGTCCGGCGCACAAGGGCGTTGACTTTCCGGCTCTGGGGCGGCGTCAGCCGCTTAACCCCGTTCATACTTCATCAGCGGCGTAAATGGGAAGCTCTGCAAATTCCGCTTCGGTCAAAGCGTCCACTTTGGAAAGGGTGCGCTTTGCAAGCTCCCGCATATCCGCGTCCATGTAGGGCAGCGCGGCGTTGACATTCTCAATCAAAGCCCGCTTGCCGCCCTCGTTGTAAATGCTCAAAAGGTTTGTTTCTTCAACAGTCAGTCTAATCATGCTCATACCTCCATATCGTGATTTTTTGTTTTTGCCGCCGCCTTTTTCGGGGCGGTCTTTGCCTTGTCTGCTTTAAGCTGCGCCCGGATAGAGGGGCGGGGCTTCCTTATCTCCCTGTCCCGGTTCTCCCCCTTGTCAATCAGCGCATACGTCCCATGTCTGCCCTCGATTTTGGAAAAGGAAAGAGTCTTATAGGGCAGCATGGAGAAAAGGCGGTCAGTGTCCTTTGTGGCTGCAAGCCGCATGAACGCCGGGGAAAGCTCTGCCATGAAATGGGTCTTGTTCGGGCTATTCGGCTCATAGTGCCGCTTCATTTCCCGCACAATGCGCCGCGCTTCCGTTTCAATCAGCCCGTCCCGCAAGGCTGTGATATGCGCCTTGAAGTCCCCCGGTGGAAGCTGCTCCCGGCTGCGCCGTTCTTCCTGTAAGAGTGATTGCAGCGCGTCCGGGTCGTCGGGTAGGGCTTCAAAGCGTTCAAACTTCCCAAGCTGCGGGTCTGGGTTGCCGTTGAAGAACCGTCCGGCGGGTATCTCCCTTTCCCCTCGCTCATAAATCAGCTTCACCGTATCGGCGGGCAGTTCCTTTTCCTTGACGCGCTCATAATGTTTAGCGTAGTCCAGTTCGTACAGATTGCCCTTAATTTTCCCGCGCTCCTTTCCCGTCAGCTCGATTGCATAGGCAAGGACGCGGTCGCTTGTCTGCTCCATGTAGAAACGCCATGTGTTGTGGGGCGCGGTGTCTTTGAGGAAAACGTCGCGCTCCCGGAAACAGTGCGTCCCGGACGGGCGGCAGAACCACAAAAGGGTCTTGTCCTCCCTGTTGGGGCTTGCCGCCGCCTTTGCGATAATCTCTTTGTCAATGTCTAAGTCGCTCTGGTAAAAGCCTGTGTTCTGCTTCATAATCGCTTCAAGGGAAGCGAACAAATCCACGTTTTCAAATTTACTCTGTTCCGGCATGGGTCAGCTCCTTTCCAAGTCCTGTGACTTCTGCTTTGCGTTTTTCTTCTGCGCCTTTTCCTTGTCGGCTCTAAGCTGCGCCCGGATAGAGGGCTTTTTTTCCGGCTTCGCTCCCTTGCCGCGCTCCTTGTCGGCTTTGACAGCGTTAGCCAGGTCAACAAGGGAAATCTGCTCGCCCGCCTTTACCTTTGCTTCCAGTTCGTCAACGGTGGGGGTGTTGTTGATGATACCGTCAATCATGTTTCCGTTCTGCTCTATGGTCTGCTCGGCGGTTTTCAAGGGATTGTCCCGCTGCGCCTGTTCTGCGGCAACGGCAAACGCCCGCGTCCCATTCCCCATAATCAGATACTTTCCGTCGTCCGACTGGTGGTGAAAGCCATATCCGGCGGCTTCTATCTGCTCCCGGCTCATAGCGGTTACATGGAAAGTCCCTCTCGGTGTTTTGACAGTTTCGCCCGTTTCCAAGTCGTCCGGGGTAAGCTGCTTCTGCTCCTGTAAAAACTCCGGCACTTCCCGGAAACCTACACTGTCAACGAAATGCGCCGCGTCCTGTCCGTCCTGATGAAGCACTACCACGTCCGAAACGGAAAGGCTGTGTCCCTTAAAATCTTTGGGGTGGTCGATATTGAAACGGGTGTAAATATCTTCAAGGGAAGTTTCCGGCGCAAGGGGCGCGGAATAGACAAGCTCATAGTTCGCCCTGTCAACCACATTTCCCGCCGCCTGCAGGCGGTCGTATGGCTCAAAGCGGAAATCCCTTGTTTCGTCCCCGCCTTTTATCTGGTAAATGGAAAAGGTGTCTTTGTCCTGTCCGGCGGTCTGCGCCGTTTCCTGTGCCTTTGCGTAAAGCTGCTTTACGTCGCCCTCGGTCAGCCCGCCGCTTTTGAGCTGCCCCATAAGCTCGCGGCATTTCTCCGGCGTTCCCGTATAAAGCACGTCGCCCATTTTCGCCCGCCCGTTCTCCTGTGTCACATAGGCTTGCAAGAGGTGGCTGTTTTCCGGGCTGTCGCCGTAAGGGTTCCGGCGCATCTTGTAAATCGTTTCCGGGGTAAAGGCTTCTTTCGGGGCTGCGCCCGCCTTTTCCTGTGCGCCGGATTTTCCCGGTGCGGCTGCTTCCGGCTTCTCTTTCCCGGCTGTATCTGCCTTTGCCGGGGCTTCCGGCTGCGGCTGTTCTTTCGGGGCTGCCTTTTCCTCTCTGGTGGGCTGCTCCTGTCCGGCGGTCTGCTCCTTGTCCTGTGCCTTTTGCAGCTCCGCAAGATTTTCGTCTATGGAATTGATAATCTCGGCGGCTGCGCTGCGTATCGTTTCAAGGGAGCTTTTCAGCTCGGACAGCTCCCGCCCGCTGCTCCACCCGGCGACATAGCCGAAAGAGTAGTCCGACGTGTCAAGCCCGTAATGTTGGCAGACAGTATAGGCGACGCTTTCCGCTTCGACTTCGCGGGTGCGGCGGTCAACGTGGGGCTGCTGCTCGTCCTTTGGCGCGTTGAGGTCAATGTCGTGCAGCTTCGCATGGGCGATTTCGTGAATGGCGGTCTTTAAGGTCTGTAATTCGCTCATGCCCTCGTTGATAGCAATGCGCTTGTCCTCCAAGTGGTAGTAGCCATGAGAGCCGCCCTCGATATTCTCAAAGGCGATAGGAACGGGGGAAGTCTTTTCAAGGGCTGCGAAAAAATCCTTGTAGCGGTCAACGTCGCCCGTCAGCTCGTCAACGGCAATATCCGGCAGCTCCTTTCCCTCGGTCTGGGAAACGTCAAAGACGGATACCACCTTGTAGGCGGGTATGGTGACTTCCTTTTCCTCGGTGACGGGCTTTCCATCCTTGCCGATTATGGGCTTCTGTGTGTGCGGGTCGATTTTCTGCATTTCCTGTTTGATTTTATAGGGCGACGGGGCAATGATTTTAATTCCCTTTTGCCCTTTCATCACGTTTCGCTCAAAGTTATTCTTCCAAGCGGAAAAGCCCGCCACAAGGGAAGCGTCCGGCTTCTGCATGGCGATAAGGACGGTGTTTCGGAAGCTGTAATTATGGAATTTTGACATGACTTTCAGATATTCCTTGTAACGCTCGCTGTCAAAGAGTTCCGCAATACCCTGTTCCAGACGGTCGGTAATCTCTTTTAATTTCTCGGCGGGCTTCTCGCTCGTCAGCACGATAGGGATAACCGGGCGCGGCTCCTGTGGCTGCTCTGCGGTCTGCGCGGTTCTCTGCCCCGGCGCGGCTGCGTCAAAATCTGCTTTTTCCGGGTCGGGGCGTGACCGCTGCGGGGGCTGCGGCGTTACCCGGTATTCCTGTGGAACGTCGCGCCCGTCGTACCATTCTGTAAAGGTGTTGCGGTTGTTGTAGATATAGCCCTTTTCGGTAAACATACCGTCGTCGTTAATGGAAGCGTCGCGCCCGTATTCCTCATACATGAAATACTTTTTCGCTTCTTCGGGCAGTTCGGGTTCTTCCAGTTCATCAACCAGATAACGCCCGTATTCTTCTTCATTGTGGACGGACGGATAAATCCAGTAGCAGTCAAGGTTTTGTGCAAGGTTGATGATGTCCTGTAAGCTGTCGGCATGGTCGCCGTATTCAATGGCTGCAATGAATTTCTCCCGGTCGTCGTCAAACTGCATTTCCAAGAGCTTCCCTAAATAGTTCAGCTCGTCGGGGTGGGAATACTCGCTTAAATGTTCCGCCAAGCCGGGGATAGGGGATTGAAATTCTGTGAAATGCCATTCCTCGTAATGCTTGAAGTCAATCCCGATACGGTCAAAGACTTCTTTCAGATGTTCGGCAGTCGTGGGGAACGTCACCCATTCGCCCGCGGGTCTGCCCTCGGTGTACTTCCCAAGATTGGAAAGATAGCCGCTTAAAATCGGTTCTGCCATTTGTTCGCTCCTTTCTTTTTCAATCATGCGGTGCATAAGCTCAAAATCCTCAATGCTCATGCTCCCGTCAAATACATAGGGGTTAAAATCCTCTCCGTCCCGGTAGGGCTTTTCGGAAAAGGGAAGCCCCGCTTCATGGGCGGCTGCCCTCGCTTCCTCGATAACCTCCGGGGGAAGCCTGTCGTCATGCGCCCCGATAAAACCGTCAATGTCGTTCATGCTGTTTTCGTAGTGGTAGCGCACTCCGGCGGTCAGCTCGTCAAGGCTCATGTCCTCGCCTAAATGCCCGCAGTAATAGCCGTTTAGGATAACGGCGGCGGGGTCGGTGCTTTTGATTTCCTCTAACCGGCTCCTGTCCTCCGGGTAGAGGGTGTCGTCCATATCAAGATGAAAATATTCCGCGTTCCATGAACGCCCCTGTTTCCAGAACGCCACCCATGCGATACCGTCCCTAAGCTCGTCTTGATAGTCCTTTACGGTGTCCCGTAAACTTGCCATAGTGAAAAACCTCCTTTCTTTGGGGCAGCGTCACAAGCTGCATTTTTGGGCTGCATGGTCTACTACGGGTACGCCCGCATTTCTGCCAAAGATTTCTCAAAAATTTTTAGAGGGTGAAGCCCTCCGCAAAAGAGGGTTTGGGAAACTTCCCAACAAGCAAAATCCCCGTCCGGCGCGTCAGCGTCGCAACGGGGATTTACGGAAGTGGGTACCCGCTTCCTATGCTTGCTATTCAAGTTTTTAGTTCTTCTGTACTTCGATACGGTAGTTGACGTATTTCCCGCCAGTGTCAGCCAGAACGATAGTTCCGTCATAGGTCTTGCCTGTTTTCGGGGAATAGAGCTTCTTCACATTCACTTTGCCGGATTTAAGGAGCGCGGCGGCAATCTTCGCGGAAAAAGCGGTCTTGCGTTCCTCGAAAAAGCGGTCATTCTTCCACATGACAAAGGCACATTCTTTGTTGCTGCAATAATAGTTTTTCTTCCCCTCATGGACGGGGGAACCGCAACGGGGGCATTTGCCGACAGAGGGCTTTTCCTCCCGGAACAAATCCTTTTTCCCGTCCAGTGCTGCGGCGTGTGTCTGCACAAGCTCCCGCGCCATAGCTTCAATGCCGGACAGAAATTCGCCGGGGTCTGCGGCTCCCTTTGCTATCTGCGTCAGATTGTTTTCCCATTCTGCGGTAAGCTGCGGGGAAGTGAGCATATCCGGCAAGACTGATATAAGGGCGGCTCCGTTCTGCGTGGGGATAAGCTGCTTCCCCTTGCGCTCTGCAAAGCCGCCCTTTACCAGTTTTTCAATGACGGCGGCGCGGGTGGCGGGAGTGCCAAGCCCCCGGCGTTCCGCGTCCGGGTCGGTGTCCCCGTTCCCGGCTCGCTCCATAGCAGAGAGAAGCGACGCTTCGCTGTGGGGCTTCGGCGGCGTTGTGGTATGCTCCGTTACTTTTGCGGCGGGGTTAGGAAAGTTCTGTCCCTCGGAAAGCTCCGGCAGCGTCACGCCCTCATTTTCCCCGTCCTCTGCTTCGGGCTTATCTTTCAGCGTCGCCCGGTATCTGCGTTCAAGCTCTTTCCAACCCTCCGCAAGTACGGTCTTTCCCCTTGCGGTGAAGTCTGTCCCGGCGCATGAGAAAACCGCCGTAACCGCTTCATAAATATGCGGCTCGGCGGTGGCAAAAAGCAGACGCGCCCCCGCAAGGGTAAGGATATTCTTCTCGCTTTCCGGCAGCGCGTCCGGGTCAGCCTTTGCAAGCTCCATAGTGGGAATGATTGCGTGGTGGTCTGATACTTTCTTGCTGTCTAATACCTTTGCAATCTCCGGCGTGAAGTCCGCGCCCGCCATAAAGGGGAGCTTTTCGCAAAGCAGCGCGATAATGTCCGCTGCGGTGCCGCCCATGTCGTCAGTAAGAAAGCTGCTGTCCGTCCTCGGATAAGTAAGGAGCCGCTTTTCATAAAGGGATTGTGCAAGGTCAAGGGTCTGCTTTGCGGTGTAACCGAAAATGCGGTTCGTTTCCCGCTGCAAAGAGGTAAGGTCAAAGAGCTTTGGCGGGGCTGCGGTTTTCTTCTCTCTGGTAAGGGAAACGCATACCGCCTTTCCCGCTTCGCAAGCCCCTTTCAGCGCGTCGGCTTCTGCCTTGTCCGAAATCCTTTCGCTTGCCGCGTCCGCGCCGGATAAATCAAGGCGAACATGATAATATTTTTCTTTCTGGAAATGGGAGATAGCCGCGTCCCGGTCGGTGAGCATTTTTAAGGTCGGGGTCTGGACGCGCCCCACGTTCAAGGTCTTTCCATACAGGCAGGAGAAAAGCCGGGTGGCGTTAATGCCGATAAGCCAGTCAGCCTTTGCGCGGCAGAGGGCGGACGCAAAGAGCGCGCCATAGTCCCGCCCGTCTTTGAGGGAAGCAAAGCCCGCCTTAATCGCCCCGTCCTCCATTGAAGAAATCCACAAGCGGCGCATGGGCTTCTTGCAGCCCGCCACTTCGTAGACAAAGCGGAAAATCAATTCACCCTCGCGCCCCGCGTCACACGCATTTACCACTTCGGAAACGTCGGCGCGGTGCATAAGCTCTTTAATGGTTTTGAATTGCTTCCCCTTGTCCGGGTCAACGGCGTACTGCCATTCCTCCGGCAGAATGGGTAAGCTGTCAAAACTCCATTTTTTATATTGCTCCCCGTAGGCGGCAGCTTCCGCAAGCTGTACCAAATGCCCGACGCACCATGAAATGAGGTAGCCGCCGCCCTCGATATACCCGTCCTGTTTCCCCTTAATGCCAAGCGCGGCGGCGATAGTCTGCGCCATGCTCGGCTTTTCTGCAATCACAAGTCTAAATGCCATGAAAAAATCCTCCTTTCAGCGTTCCGGCGCGGTGTGCTTCTTCTCCTGTGCCTGTTTCAGACAATAGCCGATACAGGGGGATTGCGCCTTATAAGGGCAACGCATACACGCCGGGGATTTTGGAACGGGCGGCGCACTGTCACGCCGCCCGGTGGGTCTTTGTACCATCATTTTTTCTAAAGGGTTTTCGGTGAAAAGCGTCATGCTTCCTCGTCCTCCTGTTCTTCATCAGAAAGCCCGTCCCCCTCGTCCTCGTCGTAATCGTCAAAATCGAAATCTTCAAGGTCGGTGTCGCCCTTGACGTTCTGCTTTGGCTTCATAAACTTAAAATAATAGAACGCGCCCCCGCCGCCAAGAAGTGCCACGACAAGGAAAAGCACAAGCCCGCCTGTATTGCCTTTCTCTTTGGGCTGCTCTGTTGGTTTCTCGGTTTCCGGCTCCGCTTCCTTGCCGCTGCAAGCGGTCATGTTGTCCTTGCAGACAGGGCAGCTCACATTTACCTTTCCGGCTTCGCATTTATCGGTGCAACTGCAAACGGCGGGCGGGGCTGCTTCGGTGCTTCCGTCCTCCATAAGTGCTAAGAGGTCGGCTTCGTCCACTTGATTAAGGAAATGTACGGTGTCCTCGCCCTCGTCGTCCCGGTCAATGAGGATATAAAAGTAATTGCCGTTTTTGGTCGTTACGGTGATAAGCTGCTTGTTGCCGCCGAAATCGTCTACAAGGGTCGCGTTCCCGTCCGGGGTAAGGGGTTCTTCCTTTTGGGGTTCCTCGTAGACAACGCCGCTGTCGTTGGTGTCGTCCTCTCCCTCCGGGGTCTGTGCAAAAGCGGTGACGGAAAAGCCGCCCATAAGTACAAGGGCGGCGCAAAGTGCGGTCAAGGTTCTAAGGATTTTCTTATTCATTCTCGGTGTCCTCCATTTCTTCGGTGTCATGGTCTGCGGGTTCTGCGGGGTAGCCCGGCGCGGCTTCCATACCCGGAATACCGCCCCCGGAAAGCATAGCGGAAAGCTCATGCGGGGAAAGGCGCATGGAGCGCACAAGCTGTACGATTTGCAGGTTTTCCGCTTCGGTTTTCTGCGCTTCAAGCCCCCTTAATCTGTTCTGGTACTCGGTGATTTTCTCGCGGGTCTTTGCAATCTCTTTGTCGATACGTTCAATTTTGTTCATAGCCATCAATAAATTTCTCCTTTCAGATTTTCATTTTTTTGTTGTCAGTTCCAATTCATTAAGCCGTAGCCCTTGATACAGGAGTAATTGACGGGGTAGCTCTTTATCTTGCAGGCGTCGCCGGAATTGCCCTCGACGGTATAGACGCGCTCCCCGTCCGTTCCGATAACAAGCCCCACATGGTCTGCGCTCCCGTCCCCGTCCCAGTCGAAAAAGATAGCGTCGCCGGGGGCGATATTCTCATAGCCCCTCGCGCCCCATTGCCCGCGTGACTGGAACCAGGGTACGCCCTGTGACTGGCACCCGGCAAAGCGCGGCTCGCTCTTTCCGGCTTGATTGTAGCACCATGAAACGAAACAGGCGCACCATTCCACGCGGCTGTTAAATCCGTACCAGCTCCAAAAGGGTCGCCCGCCCACGTTGCCGACTTGCCGCTTCGCAAGGTCTACAACGGCGGTGTTGCCGGGGCGTGTGCCGTTTACAAGCTGTACGCCGCTTAAATCCTCGGACGCGCCCATATCGGGGGAGCCGCCGCCGAAAATCAGCGGTTTGTTTCCGCTTGTTTCCAGATAGACGCGGTACATTTCAAGCTGCTGTGGCGTTAGAAGTTCCTCCGCAATCTCGGAAATGGGCTTGTTCGTCAGCTTCACGTTGAGGATATGGTACTCGTAGGGTACTTCCTCGGTGGTCGTTTCCCCTGTTTCCGGGTCTGTGCTTGTTTCTGTGCGGTAGCGGATTTCCGTTTCTTCTGTCAGCGTCAAAGTGTACTGCATGGCAAAGACGCGATTTAGCTCTGCCTGTGCGCTCTGCGGGGTGTAGGTCTGCAAAAGGGCGGTGAGGTAGGACGCTAACTCATGGGGGTTATGCCCGATACTGTCAAGGTCATAGCGGTATTCGTCATAGCCGGGGTGGGTGCTTTCGATATTGTCAATCTGCTGCTGAAGCTCGTTTTCCTTTGCGGCGTAATTGTTCTCCGTCGCCACAAGGTCGCTGTCCTCCGACGTGTAGGAAGTCCCAAGTATGCCGTTCATCAAGCCGGAGAACATGGAACCGCAAGAGGAAAGCCCCGCCGATACCATGATGAATAAGAGCAGCGCGGCAACGGCGATACATACGCCCGCCGGGTGCCGCCCTACAAAAGCGATTGCCTTTTTTGTTTCCTCGGCGGTCTTTTTTGCCGCCTTGCGGGTGTTCTCTGCGGCTTTCTGCGCCGTTTTTGCGCCGCCTTTCCTTGCCGACTTTGCATACTGCCGCTTGATTTGCTGCTTCTGCATGAAGCGGGAAAGGGGATTGCCCGCAATCTGCGGATTGTCATGCAGGGCTTTATGGTACTGGAAATCCACATTCGCCTTGAACGCCGCTTTCTCTGCCTTTGCCGCCGCCCGGTAGGGTTTGAGCTTGTGGCTGTGGTAGCCCTCCTTGACTTTCCGCGCCCCGTACTTTGCGCCGCGCTCTGCCAGTTCTTCGGATTTGTGCGCCCCCTCAACGCCGGAATTGTCCTTTTCAACGGAATGTATCTTGTTGTGGACGAAAATACCCGCTTCCTGTGCGGGGCGGGATAGCGGGTTATTGTGGGGCTTATTCTTTCCTATGGGCTTTTCCTGTTCCTCAAAATGTAGGCGGGTCTTGCCTTTCCCGGTGGCTTCATCAAAGGTGCGCTCCCGTACAAGTTTCTTTTCTTTGGGGATAGCCGCCTTTGCCGCGTCCAGACGGTCGGCTGCTTTGTCCGATTTTCGGATATACCTTTCAAGCTCCGGCGTTGCCCGTTCCTCGTCGGTAAACTGCAAGCGGGAAGATTTTTCTTTTGCTGTGGCTTCTGCCTGTGCTTTCCTCGCCGCCTTTTTGCTCGCCTTTCTGGTACGCGCCCCGTCGATACGTTCCAAGACGCGCTCGGCTGCTGCGGTGTCCTGTTCCCGTTCTGCCCCCGGCGCATGGGGAAGCGGCGGCGTGTCGGTTAAGGGCGGGGAAGTTGCGCCGCCCGGTAGGGGCTGCGCTGCCTGTTCCGGCTGCGGTGGGGCTTCGGTCTTTGCAAAGTCCGCGTCCCTTATCCGCTTGCTGATACGTTTCTTTTTCCCGGTAGCGGCGTTTACCTCGACAGCCCCCTCGCGGGTCATTTTCTGCGTGACTTTTTCACGCGCCTTATATTGTTTTATGTGTCTGTCCCTCCAATCCGCGCCCTTGCAAGGGCGCAATACTCGGCGTTTATCTCAATGCCTATATAATGCCTGTCAAGCTGCTTTGCGGCTGCCCCCGTCGTGCCGCTGCCGAAAAAGGGGTCAAGCACAACGCCGCCTTTCGGACAGCCCGCCTTGATACAGGTTTCGGCAAGTTTTGGCGGGAACGCGGCGAAATGCCCGCCCTTGTAGGGAACGATATTGATAAGCCACACGTCCCGCCTGTTCCGCATGGTCGGCATGAGGGCTTCGTCGTAGTAGCTGCCGCTTCGCGCCCGGTTAAGCCCCTGTACGTTCCCCTGTCCGGGTACTTCGTCCGCATATTTCTGTCCCGCGCTGCGCCCGGTGCGGTACCGCGCCGCCGTTGTGGGGGCTAACGGCTCGGCTATGGCGGCTGCGTCATAAAAATACTTCTTTGACTTCGTAAGCAGAAAGATATGTTCATAGCAGCGGGTAGGGCGGTCTTTCACGCTCTCCGGCATGGGGTTTTCTTTCTGCCAGATAATGTCGCTCCTTAAATACCACCCGTCAGCGCGTAGGGCAAAAGCTAAAAGCCAGGGAATACCGATTAAGTCCTTTTGTTTGCAGCCGGAAACGCGGTTGTTTCTTGCAATCTGCTGTCCGTTTCTCCCTTTCGGGTTCTTCGGGTCTGCATGGTAGCCTTTATTTCCTGTGCCGCAGTAGGTGTCCGCGATATTCAGCCAGAGCGTACCGTCAGAACGCAGTACCCGGCGCAGTTCGCGGAAAACCTCGGTCAGCCTGTCAATGTACTGCTCCGGCGTGTCCTCCCGCCCAATCTGCATATCAAGCCCGTAATCCCTAAGCGCATAGTAGGGCGGGCTTGTGACGCAACAGTGTACGCTTTCCTCTGGAAGCTCCCGCAAGGCATAGAGCGCGTCCCGGTTGATAATGGTGTCTGTCCTTAATTTTGTCATGCTTCGCCCACTTCCTCCGGCTTCGTCGTCATTACCCGGTAAAGCTCGGTGTCTTTCGGGAAGCGGTCTACAAAGGGCAGCACCACGTTCCCGTAGAAGATAAGCCCCTCGCCCGCTTCGGTGTGGGTGACATACTTCATCTGCTGCGGGGAGATGTTGAGCTGCTTTGCAAGGATAGCCCGGTCGCCCGCCGCCTGATTGAGCATGAGGACAAAATCAGAGTTTTCAAAGATATTCTCCACTTCGCGGGAAGCAAGCAAATCCTTGACGTTCTGCGTAATGGCTGTGGGTATGCCGCCCCATTTTCTGAAACGCTTCCAGATTTCAACGGAATAGGCGGCGGTCTGTTCCTCTTTCAAGAGAAGATGAAATTCGTCCATAAAATACCGGGTGGATTTCCTTTCTGCCCGGTTGACGGTGACGCGGTTCCATACCTGGTCCTGCACAATGAGCATACCTAACTTTTTGAGCTGCTTCCCAAGCTGCTTGATGTCAAAGCAGACAAGGCGGTTAGAAAGTTCCACGTTGGTACGGTGGTTAAAGACGTTCAAGCTGCCGGAAACGTAAAGCTCCAATGCCGCCGCGATACGCGCCGCTTCCGGCTCCGGCTGCTTCAAAAGCTCGTCGTAGAGGTCGCCCAAGATAGGCATTTTCTCCGGGTCGGGGTCTGCAAGGAAAGGGCGGTACACGTTCCTAACGGCGCGGTCAATGACGGTCTTATCGACGGGCTGCAAGCCCTCCTTGCCGCCGATTACAAGCTCGCAGAGGGAGAGGATAAAGTCGGATTTCAGCGCAAGGGGGCTGTCGTCCTCGGAATAGTTGAGGTTAATATCCATAGGGTTCACATACTGGGGCTTCCCGTCAATGCCCTTGCCCGTAGGCGATAACCGTATCACTTGCCCGTCAAGCCGCTGCACAAGGGAAAAATACTCTGCTTCCGGGTCGCAGATAATTATGTCGTCGTCGGTAATGAGGAAAGCGTTTGTCATTTCCCGTTTGGCGGCAAAGGATTTCCCGCTTCCCGGCGTACCCAAGATTAAGCCGTTGGGGTTCTTTAGCTGCTTGCGGTCGCAGAGTATCATGTTGTTAGACAGGGCGTTTAAGCCGTAGTACAAAGCCGCGCCCGTCTGGAAAAGCTCCTGTGTGATAAAGGGGATAAAGATAGCGGTGCTTGACGTGGTAAGCCCTCTTTGAATGGGGATAAGGTTCTCCCCAAGCGGTACAGAGGACATAAGCCCCGCTTCCTGTTGGTAGTCAAGGCGGGTCAAGGCGCAGTTGTTCTTCTGTGCAATGCCCGCCGCCGCGAATACGTCATTTTCCAGTTTCCGCTTCGTGTCCGCCATGTTCACCACAAGGAACGTCAAGAGGAACATTCTTTCATTCCGGCTCTGCAAGTCCTGTAAGAGGTTCTTCGCTTCGCTGCCGAACGTGGCAAGGTCGGACGGGATTATATCCATGTCGTAGCCGCTGCGTACCGCTTTTTTCTGTTCCTCGATTTTCATTTTGTCAAGGTCGGTGATTTTCCGCTTGATTGTCTTTATGGCTTCGGTCTGGTCGATACTGTGGATATGCAGATTGACGATAACGCCCGTTTCCAAGTCCAGAATATCCGATAAGATACGGTCGTTTAATTCCGGCGCAAGGATTTCAAGGAATGAAACCGCGCCGATTTTGCGCCCCATGCGGAAATAACGCCCCTCGCCAAAACGGAAAGAGGATGGGGCGATAAAGTCCTTTGTGGAAAGCCCGGACGGGGCAAGCCATGAAAAATCAAAGGCAAACTGCCCGCCCTCCGGGTGGAAAATGCCATGCAGCATTTTAAGGCGTTCATAGCCTGTCATGGGGCGGGCAGACACGCCCAAGAGCTTAAAGTTGTTGAGTACGTCCGTTTCGATACGGGCAAGGCGGGATTTCGCCGCGCCCAGACTGTCGGCTTCAATGGCAAAGGTGATATATTTTGCTTTGACAAGCCCGTTGTTTCCCTTTGCAAGCTGGTTTTTCAGCATATTCCGGTATTCTGTGCGGATAGAGTTGAAAGCGTCCTCCTGTGCCGGGATATTGACCGCCTTTTCCGCTTCGCCCCGCTGCGTCCCCTGATTGATGAAAGAGAGCTGCACCGAAACGGAAGCGTCAAAGTAGTTGAGGAAGTCGCACCAGTTCTCAAAAATGGCGGTCTTGTCGTCTGCCTGTGCAAGCTGATAGTTAATATCTTCAAAGGCGACGGTCTTTGAGTATTTCCGTCCCGTAACCTTGCAGATACCGTCCGGGTACATCTGGATATAGGGGATTGTCTGCTGTGCGGTGTGGGCTTTCCCGTCGCCCTTTGCCTGTCTGATGATTTCCGCAATCTGCTTTTTCTCGGCGCGGGTGAGCTTGCGGGGCGGGTTAGGCTTTGCGCTTCCCGCCGCGCTGTTTCTTCGTGTTTCCTTTTGCAATCGCTGATACCTCCTTTTCAAGTTTTCTCTGCCGTTCTAAGACGGAATAAAAGTTGTCTGTCCTGTATGGTCGTTCTTTGGGGGCTATGAATTTCGTCCGTATGATGTTCTTCACCACCACTTCAAGGGGCTGTCCATGCTTTTCATACATGGCGAACAGGAAACAGGGCAGCATGACGGCAATCATAGCCATAGACGCAAGGCTTGTGCCTGTGCTGTCTTTGAGCAGAAAGAAAAGCGGAAGCCCTAACAGGAGAGCTACCGCAAAACATACAATCTGCCGTTTGGTAAGGTTGAAAGCTACTTTTGTCTTGACTTTGGATAAGTCTTTGGGTACGGGTACATACGCCAAGTGGAAACCTCCTTTCTCTGGGTTTTTTGCTGCTGTAAGTTCCCATAGGGGTAATCAAGGCAAAGGTCAATTTCTGCCCTTTGCCCGTCCCTATTCTATGGGGTTTTCCCGCGTCAAGGTCGGGTAGTATTTTCGCCGCTTTGCTCTGAAAATCTCCACCCTACCCTTGACACGCCGCTAATGCGCGGAGAAAATCGACTTCGCCAGTGCGCCGGATTTGAACAGGGAGAAACAGAGGATAACGGTATAGGCTGCAAGGGAAAAAATCGCGCTGTGCAGGTTGTCCGCTATTATCATGTTGTTCACCAAAACCGCGTAAATGCCGACGCATATCATTATGAGGAAGCCTTGAAAGCCAAGCGCGAACAGGGATTTTAGGTAGTTGTTCCCTATCTGTCCCCATTCCCGATTAGTCATTGTTGCGAACGGGATAGGCGATACCGAACAGTAAAGGTAAATTTCTATCATTCTGCCGTAGAGGATAACGGTTATCAGTACGGACATGATTTTCATGCACAAGCTCACAAGGCTTGTTTCCATGACAAGTAAGAGCAGTTCGGGGATTTCCATAGCGTCAAGCCCGCTTTGCATGGAAGCAAGGGCGGCGGCAACATCAATCTCTGTGCTGCCGCCGATTACCCCCGCCGCGCCGGAAACAACGTGCTGCGCCATATCGAACACCGCCATAGTGATGTCAAAGGTGTGCGTCACAAGGTAGACTGCCACAAACGCCTTGAACACCCACTTGAAGAACATGGAAGTGTCAACGTCGTGCATATTGTTCTTTTCCGTTACCATGCTGATAAGCTCATAGCATAGGACGTAGGTAATGACAAGCCCCGCAATGGGTACGATTACATTCTCACTAAGCGTCTGTATCATGGAGAATATATTTGCGTTCCACCCTTGCGGGGTCTGCCCTACCTCTGCGGCGATAGTGCCGACTTTCTCGTTTACGTCCCCGAACATAGTTGACAGATTACCGTTTATGGCTCCTATGAGGATTTCCTTTATCCATTCGTTAATCGCGTCAAGTATGCTCTGCATAAGCCTTTACCCGCGCTTCTTAACCGAACAAGCCGGAAAGCAGCGGTACAAGGGTCATGCCGATAAGGGCAACGCCGCCGCCCGCCATAAGCTGCTTCATGCCCTGGCTTTTTGCTTATGTGTGATAAAGAAGTAATAGAAGTGTAAAAAATTTTGCCGTTCCTATCCGGCACATGAGGTATGTCGGATAGGTCGGGCGGTTAGGTGTCGGGCAGTTCTACCTTGCCGACAAAAGAATAATAGATTTCGATTTCCTGTCTGCGTAACTTGCCCCGGCGTTTCCCGTCAAGGGCAACGCTTTCATGGACAACGATTTTCTCCACAAACTCCCGCAGCAGAGTAGGGGTAAGTTCTTCAATGGTAGTGTGCCTGCGTACCACATTCATAAACTTTTCAGCGTTTGCGGTGGCTTCCTGCGCTTTGGAAAGTTCTTCCCGCAGTCTGGCGGCACGTTCTTTCAGTTCTTTCTGCTCGGCTTCATAGTCTGCCGACAGCTCTGTGAAACGCTCGTCCGATATGCGCCCGGTTACGCTGTCCTCATACAGCCGCTTGAAGATAGCAGATAACTCGGCTATGCGTTTCTCGGCGGCTTCCAGCTCCTTTTTCTTGGCGGCGTTCCTGCGTCTGTCCCCGTCCTCATTCTGCTCGATTAAAAGCTTCATAAACCGGGCTTCATGCTTTGCCGCATAGCTGGTAACTTTCCGCAGATTGGAGAGTACGCCAGCGGTCAAGAGGTCAGTGCGGATAAAGTGCGCTGTGCAGTCGGCGGTGCGTTTCTTGTAGCTTCCGCAGATATAACAGTCCTGCTTGCGCTTGTCCGTCTGGTATCGCTGCTGGTACATGACGCTGCCGCAGTCGGCACAAAAGAGTATGCCGGAGAACAAGCCCACTTCGTCATAACGGTTGGGGCGTTTGCGCTGCTTGCGTAACTCCTGCACCCGTTCCCACGTTTCCCGGTCAATGATAGGCTCATGGTGGTTCTCAAAAACCGCCTGCTTTTCCGGGGGATTTTCTATGCTGTGTTTCAGCTTGTAGGACGGCTTCTCGGTCTTAAAGTTTACCAGACAGCCCGTATATTCCCGGTTTTCCAGCAGATGAACCACGGTATTGGTCGCCCACTTGCACTCATAGCCGGGGTGGTAGCGGCGGGTGCTGCCCGTCCTGCGGTATTCCAGCGTCCCCGGCGTGGGGATTTGCTGCTCGGTCAGCATACGGGCTATCTTGGTCGGACCGTTCCCGGCAAGGCAAAGGCTGTAAATCTGCCGTACCACCGGGGCGGCTTCCTCGTCAATGATAAAGTTTTCGTCCTCGTCCATGAGGTAGCCATAGACGGGCTTGCTTGTGATGGGCTTTCCGCTCATGCCCTTAGAGCGTTTTACTGCCTTGATTTTCTTGCTCGTATCTCTCACCAGCCATTCGTTAAAAATGTTCCGCAGCGGGGCAAAATCATTTTCCCCCTGTGCGCTGTCCACTCCGTCATTGATAGCGATGAAGCGGACACCTTTCTGTGGGAAAATCATTTCTGTGTACATTCCCACCTGTAAGTAGTTTCGCCCTAACCTCGACATATCCTTGACGATAACTGTCCCGACTTTCCCTGCTTCAATGTCTGCAAGCATGGCTTGAAATCCGGGTCTTTGAAAGTTCGCACCGGAATAACCGTCGTCGGTGTACCAGCGCAGATTAGAAAATCCATTCTGTTTGGCATAGGTTTCCAAAATCCTCTTTTGGTTGGAAATGGAATTGCTCTCGCCTTGCAGCTCGTCCTCATGGGACAGTCTTGGGTAAAGGGCGGTAATGAGTTGCTGGGTGGTCTGTCTTAACATAAATTCCTCCGTTTCCGACAGCCAGCCCCACTATTCCGTACCTTGATTGTACCACATGGGGCGGCTGTCTGTATAGCGGCAAAAGCGTCAAATCTGCTTCTTTACGGTCGGTAAAAATGACGGTTTTTCAATCAGGCTTATCACAGGTCAAATATCCGGCGGCGGCTTCTGCTTCCAGCACTTTCATCATCTTGTCAGCGGCGGTGTCGGTCGCCCCCTCCTTGAAAAAGCCAGACACCACAAGGATTGTGTTGCCTATCCTCGTTTCGGTCACGCAGTCCGGGCGGCGGGCAGGGCGTTTGTTTCTCTGGGTGTCGGTCATAGGCAAATCTCCTTTCCGGCAAGCAGCCGTTTCAGCTGTTCCATTTTTCCCTGTGCGGCGGCTTTCCTCAAATTCTCCCCGGTAAAGCAGAGAGGGGAACACATTTCAAGCAGGCGGTCATAAATCCGGGCGTGGGCGGTGTCCTCCGGGTGCTGCAATTCCTCCAGCGTGAGGTTGGTCGTCACAATCAGCGGCTTCCTGCTCCGGTAGCGGCTGTCAATCACATTGTAGACCTGTTCCAGACCGTATTCTGTGCCACGCTCCATTCCAAAATCGTCAATGATGAGCAGGGGGAAGCTGCAAAGGCGGGAAATATATTCGTTCCTGCCCGCAAAGCTGGCGGCAAGGTCGTTTAATATTGCTGCAAAGTTTGTCATGCACACCGGGACTTCCTGCTCCATGAGGGCGTTTGCAATACACCCGGCAAAATAGCTTTTCCCAGTGCCTACCCTGCCCCACAAGAGCAGCCCGTAGTTCCCGTCCTTTATCTGTTCCCAGCGTGCCACATATCCGGCGGCGTTCTTCATCTGCGGGCAGCTGCCGTTATCGTTGGCAAATGTCCAGTCCTGCATGGTCTTGTCTGTAAAGCCCTGCCGTTTCAGCCGTTCCACCGTTTCAAGGTGGCTGCGCCGCTTCTCGGCGGCTTCCCGTTCCTTACGGGCTGCCCGCTGGCAGTCGCACTCTGACGGGTGGCGGTCACGCCCGAAAAAGGTCTTGCCCTCCGGGAAATAGGCTTCTTTGGGTTTCCGGCATTTGCCGCAGTATAAAAGCCCGTCCTCCCCGGTGTAATCCTCCGGCTCGGCTGTGGTGTCGGTCATAGGCAGTATGGTGTTGTGGATTGTATCGGTCATAGGCTTTCTCCCTCCTTGAATGAATAGTCCGGTATGCCTTTCTTTGGCTTCTCTTTGGCAGCGTCCTCCTGCGCCCACTTGTAAATGGTGGCTGCATGGCTCTGGTACTGCTTCCCGGTGGAAGCGATGTGGCAGGAAAGGCGGTCAAGGTAATACTCCCACTTGCCGGGGAAGTCCTGTTCCAGCTCCAAAAGTTCTGTGTCAGAAAGAAATACATTTTTATATCTGCCATAAGCGGCGGGGGGCTGCCCCTCACTCGCTCCTTTTGTTTGGCTCTCTATTAGGTTGTTTATATTAGTTTGGTTAGGGGACGGTTTTCCGACCGTCATAAGGTCAGTTTTCCGGCTGTCAGTTGGTCGGTTTCCCGCCCTTATGAGGGGCGGTTTTCCGTCCGTCAGTTGGTCGGAAAACTGTACCACTGGGATAGGCGGCACTTTCACATACAGACGGTTGGCGGCAGAAAAGCCCGTCCGTCTGCGTTCCAGCAGCCCGGCAGCGTCCAGTTCGTTCAGTGCGCCCTTTATGGTGGTGCAGCCTTTATCCAGCATTTCCGCTATCTCTGCTATGGGGTAGACAATGTATGTCCGTCCCTCGCTGTCCTGCCAGCCGTTCTTCTGCGAAAGGGTGGAACGGTCTAACAGCAGCGCATATAACTCTCTTGCGGTGTGGGATAGGTCTGTTTCCAGCAGGAAACGGGGGTAAGGCAGGTAAGCGGGCAGCTCCGTTCCTGCGGTCATATAATCAGCGATAGGGTTCACCTCCTTGTGGTGTCTGTCTGTGGGTTCTGTTACGCTTTTAGGGGGCGTTTTTAAGGGAAAAGGATAAATGTATCACGCACCCTTTGACACCCTCCAAAAAAGCCTTGATTTATGCGGGTTTGAAATGCCCTAAAGCGTGACATTTCTCCCTTTGTTTCCGCTTCCGTTTGGCGGCGTTTATCCGCTTCATGCGTCCGGCGCAGTCCGGGCAGTATTTCCCCCGGTTGGATTTTGGGAAGAAGAACGCCCCGCAGACAGCGCAGCGTTTCCGGCTTCCCCGGCGCAAGAGGGCGGCTTCCAGTGCTTCATCAAGGGGCAGGACAGCGGCGGTAAACCAGCGGCAGAGCAGCGAATAGCTGATACTCTGTACACACACGCAAGGCTCGCCGTCCTCCAACAGCAGGCAGTTCCCGCTGTCATAGTTGCAGCACTCATGCACAAGGCGGCGGGCTGCCCGGTACTGGCGGTAGTCCATGCGGGGGATATTACCGTTCATGGCTCTGCTCCTTTCTGCGCTGCGGCTCGCTCCGGCGTAAAATCTGGTCGATATTGCCCTTGACAGTCTGCAAGCGGCGGTACTCCTCCCGTTTTGCCCGGTAATCGTTGTAGCCGCTGTTTTTCTCTTTGATAAGGCTTTCAATCTCTGCTTGCAGGGATTTATAGCTCGGCAGCTTGGAAATGCCGTTCTCCCTGAAATAGCGGGCGGCTGCGTCTGCTATGATAAAGTCACTTTCATGCTTCTGACGGTAGGCTGCTTTTGCTTTGGCGTTTTTCTGCTGTTTCAGCCCGTCCCGGACAGGGCGGGTCTTGGAATAGGCAAGCACCTGCCGTTGCAGCTCCTTTTTCCCGTTCAGCGTCTTTTCCACCTGCTTCAACCACGCAAGGCTTTCCTGCATGGCGGCATAGGCGGCAGAACAGGCTTCGTCCAGTTCCTCCGGGGAGGAAAAGCCGTACTGCTGATAGGCGGTAACGGTAGCTGCCATTTGCTTTAGGTTGTGCTTTGCCGCCCAGCGGTCATAGCCCACGCCCTTGCCCTCGGCTCGCTTGGCTTCCCGGTCAACCATGCGCTGCAAGGTGTTGTCTGCCGGGGTGGTTTTTGCAGCTTTTTCCCCTTGTAACGGCTTTTTAACTGCGGCAGGGTATTCGGGTATGGCTTTGGTCTGTTCGGCAGCTCTGTGGGCGTTCTGCGTGAGCAGGGCAAGGACAGCAGCCTTGTCAAAATCGTCCCCCAGCTTTCGGGCTGTGATAGGCTTTGTCCTGTCCGGCGTGAGGTAGGAAAGCCGCCCCCGGCTCTCCTTGACGGTCACACCCTCCCGCAGCAAAAGGGAAGAAAACTCGTCAAAGCTGCCAGCTTGGGAAAGTGCCTGCCGTATCGTCTGGCGCAGCTTCGCCTTGTCCGTTTCAAACTTGGTGGGCTTGGTCGGCTGTCCGGCGGCTTCTCTGGCGGCGTTCTCTTTGTCAAGGGCAAGCTGCCCTTTCTTTGCCGCCCAGTATTCCCGTTCGGTTATCCGTTCCTTGCTGCCGTTCAAGAGGTCGATTTGGTAAAGCCCCTCCCGGTGGCACATTTCCATGACTTCGCTCTTGAAATATTCCATAGCGGCGTTGGTGCAGCGGTGCTTGCAGCCCTCCAGCGTGTCGGCTGGTCTGTCCATGTAGGGCAGAAGCGGGACTTCGTAAATCCGCAGGGAGTTGATGACGATATGCACATGGATATTCCCGCTGTGGTTATGCCCGTCCGGGTGGGTGCAGATTAGGGCTTGGTGTCCGGGGAAATGCTCCTTGCAGAACTGCTCGCCCAGCTCCTGCGCCCGGTCTACGGTCAAGCCGTTGTCTGTCCCGTCCCGTGGGTCAAAGCTGATGATATAGTGGTGGCTTTTCACATCTTCCCGTTTTTGGTTTTTCTCATAGCGGAGATTGGCTCGCATACAGGCAACAGCGAAATCCTCGCCCCCGCAGTTGAGGGAAGAAATGCGGTAATCCTCCCTCGGTATCAGCCGCCCGTTTTCATCAAGGGTGGCTTTCATGGTAAACTCGTCATGCTCAAATGTGAGATAGGCTTCCGCTGCGCCATAGTCGGCGTTTTTAGAGCTGATATGTTTGAATGTTGCCAACAGCGTCACCCACTTTCTGCAAGACTTCAAACTTTAGGGCAGCAAGGTCGGAAACCGCCGCCCGTACCTCCCCGGCAAGCTGCGGATAGGGACTGTGCCACTCGTTCAGCGTCCGGGCTATCTGGTTTAAGTTGCCGCCGATCCTCCCGTATTCGGCGGTCAGCTTCCCGACAGCGGCAAGCAGCTCGTCATTGATGGGGGAAACGGTTATGATGGGGCGTATGGCTGCCCCGGTTATGGCTTGCCGGATAAACTCGGCTTGGCTCATGTGGTAAGCAGAAAGCCGCTGGGCAAACTCGGCGTATTCTTCCTCGGTCATGCGTGTTTTGACTACCCGGCTGCGGTGCGGCGTGTTGTATCGTTTCATAGGTGGTTGACCTCCTTTCTGTGCGTGGTGTCCTCTCACTAATAGGAGAAAAACAGGGTGTGAAGCGGAACTGTTTTTGAAAAATCCGAAAAATATTTTGAGGGGTTTTTCAGCGGCGCAAGCCGCATAAGCAGGGTTTGGGGAAGGCACTCCCCAACAAGATTCCCGCAGGGGCAAAATGAGCGATAAGCGAATTTTGGCACCTCGGTAGAATCTTGCTCTAAGAAACTGCCGGCCTGCCGTTCACTTGCTACTGCCACTTTTTCAGAAAATCTATAACCAGCTTTTTTTATAAAAGGCTGCGGGCTGGCGTTTTTCCCTTACTCCCTACAAACCACAAAAGAGCAGAATGGACGGACTTTCCGGCAAGAACTTTTCCGGCGGCTCGGTCTTTCCCGACAATAAGGCGTTTCGGAAGCTGCGTTTTGCCCGCTGTCTGAAAAAAATGGCAGCCTTTTTTGGTTTCACTGTCTAATACGGAACTTTTGGAAATTTGCCAAAAATGGACGCAAAAAAAGCAGCAAATCTTTTTCGGATTTACTGCTTCATGTGCCGCTGCGGTGCGGCGGGATGGATATTCAGTTGAAATAAAAGAGGATGGTGGTACTTTAGTCTATCGACTCTTTACTAACTATTAGGTAATCTTGAAAGATTTTCCTTGAATTTATCTAAAGAATGTTCATTGTTTCCCGCAAAAATAAGTGGAATTGTATATTCATATGATATGCCATTTTCATAGTCCGATAATTGTATTTTTATAGTATCATCCCTCTCATCTTTAGGTGCTATATATATGAATGAATTTTTATTTATATCAGATATTTTCCCTTTTTCAGAAGAAACAGTATAACCCCAGTCTGTTAAATTTGTCTTTATTGTAACTTCTGTTTCTGTTTCTTTTCTAGTCTGCAATGCTGTTTTATCGATTTGGATATCAAAAGGAGTCGAACCTAACAATTCACTGTTTATATTTACAAGTTCTTCTCCATTTGTTTTAGAAATATTAGATTCATCTTCATAATTTTGTTGAGATTCATCTTTTGGTGTTTCTCTGTTACATCCTAATAAAAAGCATAAAATAATTAGTACTAATACAGAAAGTTGTTTTTTTTGCATTTATTTCTCCTTTCATATTATCAAAGAAAGCACTGAGAGTACTTTCAAGAAATTTTGAAATATTCTCAATGCTTTCTATTTTTTGATTATAAACTTGCCGGTAATGATACTATGTTAATTTATCTCTTTCGCGTAACCTTTGTTGCAATATACACATGCACCATTCACCCATTTGTGAGACATTTCAATCGTCTCAACTTCATAAATGCTTACTTCTCCACAAATTAAACATTGTTTGTAATTATATACATGACGTGTCGCACATTTATCCCAGTCATCATATATACCAGGCATTTCATCTTCATATCCATAGTACTGGGGAGAACCCCAACTATGAGTATGAGCGGCAAATACAGTCATTGGAGCAGCTACAATTCCAGCTACTACTGAAAGTGCTAAAATAGATTTTCTTAAATTCATAAGTTCCTCCCTTTCCTTAAAAATACATAGCTCTTTGTTACATTGTCATTTTAACATAATAATTGGTAAAATGCAATAATTTATTTTCTATTTACGAGAAAATACTGTGCATATTATCTTATTTAGGAATAGTTAAGGCGGCTACCTAAATCTTTTTATTACTTTACCGCACATGAGCATTCGCGCCCGGATTGTCGTTGCCGTAGCCTTCCATGAGGTTAATCACGCCCCAGATACCAAGCCCGGCTCCAAGTGCTACAACAAGGGTCTGCAAAACGTCTACTGCGCTATTGAAAAATGCCATAAATATATCCTTTCTGCCGCGTCTGCGGCTGTCCGGCAAGCGGACAAAAGGCGGTCAGCGTATGGTCGCCGCCGCATAAAAAAACCGCCCTCTGGTAAAGGCGGCTGTCCCCGCGCTGCGTAAGTCCTGCGGCGCGGCGGTATTCAGTTGTAAGGGGTGCGGCTCCTGCCGCTGTGTACTGCGCCGGAAAGTGGGGGCGCGTATCATGTAGCCGGTATGGATAGATGTGATTGCTTCAATCGCTCCTTTCTGTGTCCCGCTGTGCTGCCGGACGTTTTTTTCAGACTTGCGGGAAGTGAATAGCTTGCGTAGCAAGGTGTTCGCTTCCCGCAAGTTCACAAAGGGGTAGCTGCCGCAAGGCAGCGTAGGGGAAGTGTAGCTTCCCCTGTCCCCCGGCGGTCTGCCATGCTGTCACTGTTGCGGGATAAGCCCCCGGCGCGTGACATACTCCGTTGCAAAACGGCGGTGTTCCGCTTCCTTTTCCCGCCAATACTCCCATAATGCAGCGTCGGCGGCTTCCGCAACATTCATTAAAAACCGTTCAAGCTGCTTTTGTTTTTCCTCTGCGCTACGTTTCCTCATGGTCTGCGTCCTCCTGTAAGTCTGCTGCGTCAATCTCGTAATAGTCAAAAACCTCGTCGGGCTTGACAATGGCGGGGCGGCGTTTAAGGTGCTTTTCCATGTCAAAGGCGTTCTTCGGGTCTGCGTCGGATAGGTACTTGTATTTCGGGTGTTTCGTTATGTCGAATTTGTCCGAAAAGAACGGGCGCACCCCGCGTAGCTGCAAGATACATTTCCCTCCGTCCATGACTGCGATTTCATCTTCCGTCATAAGCTGCTTTCCCAATTTCTGATAGTTCAGCCCATGCGAAAGCTCCCGCCCTCTGGTTTCGGAAGTGTTGAAGCTGTCTATCGTTTCCTTGCCTAAAATCTCCGATATTTCTTTGAGGGTGGTTTTCTCCTTGCCGCCCAAGAAAAGCGTGGTGTCGCAGTTGCCGACTATGGTATCGGCGTTGTCCTTGTAGATTGCCTTTAGCTGTGACTGGCTCTGCAAGATGATTGACGCGGAGATTTCCCGGCTCCGTATCGTTGCAATGAGCTTTTCAAACTTTGGTATCTGCCCGATATTCGCAAATTCATCAAGTAAGCACCTAACATGGACGGGAAGCCGCCCGCCATATTCATCATCTGCTTTGTCGCATAAAAGGTTGAATAACTGTGTGTAGAGAATACTCACGACAAAGTTAAAGGTGTCGTCGGTGTCGCTGATAATCACGAAAAGGGCTGTCTTTCTGTCGCCTATGGTGTCAAGCTCCATTTCGTCGGTTTCCATAAGCTCCCGCAGCTCCTTAATGTCGAATGGGGCTAACCTCGCGCCGCATGAGATAAGTATGCTTTTTGCGGTCTTGCCTGTAACAACTTGTCAAGGACTTTCTAATCATTTTTATCGACTTTTTGATGTTTTTCTCTCTCCATTTCTCTAATCATTATGCGTTTTAATTTGTCTTGCATTGTTTCCGTTGCATTTTCATTAAAGTGAACAACAACCTCATAGGTTGCTTTACCAATTTTCTTTATGGTTTTTGTTCCCGTATTCTGTTCATTTTTATTTTCGTGCATATATTTTTCCTCCTGTTTGTTTCGATAAAAAAGACGATTAGATTTTTAATTTTCTAATCGCCTTTAAAGTGTCATATTTATATTTTTATTATCTCTGGCATACTTTTATACCTTTTTAGACTTAAAGTCTTTAATAGTGCCTTTCCACCTCTTTTTATCTATAAAGATTCTCCTACATCATAGTTCATTTTTTTTATTTCCTCCTTGATGTCTTAGTTTTTCTTTATCTTCTTCATACCATTTTAAGATTGTCACATAGTGGTTTTGATAGGTCTTACCACTGCTTTCCATGTATCTTGATAGTTTGTTTATCATTATTTCTGTGTGTGAGTTTAATTTTTCTTTTAGATTTTTATATTCTTCTTTGCTTAGCCTTACATTTTTGAATTCTCCATAAAAGATGGGGGTGGACTTTTTATCTATCTCTCCCTCTCTCTCTTTATCTTTATCTATCTCTATATCTTTCTCTATCTCTATCTCTTGTCGGACATGGGTTGGACTCATTAAGGACAATGTCCTCTGTTTATTTTGTCTGTATCTTCTTTTTTTCTCTGCCCAGGCTGTTTCTGATCCGATTAGGTTTGGTATTTCAGTTAAATAATATTCATCATTTTCTGTTACAACTTCTAATAAGCCTTGATTGATTAAATAATTAACTGTAACCATTACATCATCGTCTGTTTCATCTATGGTTAGTGCTAACTCTTTTATAAAATCACTTTCTACTCCGTCATAATAGAGTTTGCCCTCATCTTTTAGGCTTAGTAGTAGAAGTTTTAGGTATATTATCGTGTAGGTATCTCCTCCCGATATTCTCCTTAATCTTTTTATCCTCTTGTCTGTGAAAAATTCTTCTTTTAATTTTATCCAATAATATCTTTTGTTTGTTGCCATATCTGCTCCTTTCTTGATTTTCGATAATCGAAATTCTTGATTTCCGATTTTCGGAATTCTGGACTCCTGCTTTTCGGAAGTCTTGTTATTGTGGTTATTTAAGGATGTAACTTTTCGTTACTCCCTTAGATTTCTCTGGTCATATCTTTTTTACTTGGTTTTACTTTTTCTTTTACTTTTCTTTTGACTTTCTCTTTTGTCTTATCCTTGTTCTTGGATAGGTCTTTGTATTTCTTTATTTGCTTTAGGATACTTTCCTTTTCTTTTTTATTTTCCTTGGCTATGACTTGCTTAAAGGCATATTCCATTACTTTTATGTCTTTGGCTTGGAAAAATATTTCATAGTTTTGGTTTTCTTTGTTTTTCATTACTGAGAAACTTACTCCAAGTTTGTTTAGTTCTTTTTTTAAGTCTTTGAGGTCGCTTTGATCTATGCTTATATTTTCTAGTTGTCCTTTCTTGTAGAGGTCTTTTATTTTCATTTCATCGCCCATAAGGCTTTTTAGGTTTCCATTTGCTTTTTCTAAAGTATCATTCATCTTTTTTCTTATTTCTTTGTCTAAGTTGATTGATTCTTTTGCTGCTTTTATTGTGTATGATATTATGGTTTGTGCTGCTTGACCCGCTTCTTTGCTTATTTCTTCGTTTATCATGTTTTATCTCCTTTGTTTGAGTTAAAAAAAAGGGAAGTATAGGCTTTAATTTTTCTATACTTCCCTTTGCTTGTTTTTATTTTATTGTTCTTGGTGGTGGAATGCTTTATTTTGATGTTTTTATAGCTTACTTAGGTCTTTGTACCTTTTATACTTTTAAATAGCTTACAATACCTTTCCACCTTTAGTAGTTTATGTGTGTTCTTTTGTCTGATAGATAGTTTTTCATGTTGGAATATAATATCTGCACTTCTTCATTGTTCATTGCTTTTATTTCTTCTGTGCTTTTATATGTTTTGTATGTTCCATCTTGATCTGCTTTTATAAGTTCATTTATTAGCTCTTGCCTTTTATTCAT